AGCGCTGACTGTACCGGGTATCATGGAAAATCTGGAAGACCCGCATACCGTTGCTGCCAATCTTCGTCTGCTGCAAAAAGACCTGACCAAGATCCAAGAAGATCTGAACACCACATACAATCGCCATGCCGGTAAGTCCGGCACCTGCGATCCGCAAGACATCCAAATGCTGATCGACATCCTGGGTCGCTACGAAAGTATGAGCATGGAATACCAGGCTAACGTTCTGCCGGTTTCTAGTGCCATCCTAGACGCCATCGCTGGCGCTGAGCGTAAGCTCTTGGCCAAGCAGCAGGCTGCTGAACAAGCTACACAAGTTAAAGATCTCGCAGAAGAAGGTGTATAAGCAAATGAACCACATTGACAATCAACAAAACGTTCTTCCGGACGCTGAAGCGCAGGATGAACTTGCTGTACCGGCCCACTCCAGTGACTTTCTGGTAGAACCGGCTGACGAGCAAGTCGCGGACGATGTTAATGCACAAGATGCTGAGCAAGCCGTGGCTGAACAAGCAACCAATGAACTGGATTCTGATGAATTCGTGGAATACTCGCTGCCTGAATATCCGCAAAACACTCGACAGCAATACACCACTGTCAAAGAAGAACTGAAAGTCAGCCAAGACGAAATGCCACCTGGCGTCCTGCTGCCTTCGCACCACATCGGCGTCATTGAAGACGTCATTGAAAACAGTTCCAATGAACAGCTCGATAGCCGTGAAGGTCGTCGTTGGAGCACAGTTCTGCTGGAAGGCCGTAAGCTGCATCCACGTCATGCTGGTGTTAAGACGGATCCGGAAACTGGTCGTCGTCGTATTCCGGGTGCTTACGAACGCACAGTTGGTCGTCAGAATGCTGAGTTCGTCCAAGTGGTTGAATCGAACAAAGGTCTGTTGGGTGCTGTGAAGCCGTCGTTCGACGACGTTGGACATGTCAAGCTGACTGGTGAGAAAGCGGTTAACCGTATTCTGTCACTGGTGGGTATTGGTGACACCATCAAGATTCCTCTGTGGCATTCGGGTATCTGGATCACACTGAAAGCGCCAACTGAGCGTGATCTGGTGGAACTGTATCGCCGACTCGACTCAGACAAGATCAGTCTGGGTCGTATCACTTCCGGTGCAGTACTGTCCAACCTGAATGTGGTACTGGCCGATTACTTGACCGAGTTCATCACTCGCCACATTACCGAGACCTCGTACCACGACATGGGCAACGTCATGAATAAAATCATGGCACCTGATCTGGAACATCTGGTGTGGGGTCTGGCTTGCACCATCTACGTGAATGGTTTCGACTATACACGTTCGGTGGTCAGCAAAGATGACAATAAGAAGATCACGGTATCTGAGAAGATCAACGTATCCAAGATTCAGTGGATCGATCGCAACTCACTTACCGAGTCTCAGATTCGCCACATGACCAGTCGTGCCAACGGTTCGATGTCGGAAGCGGCAGTGAATCGTTATCAGGAAGAATTCTTGGTCAATCGTGGTCGTCAGGTAACTATTAAGTCTAGCCGTGGTCAAGAACTGACCATTGACTTGAAAGTACCGACTCTGTTTGAGTACATCCAAATCGGTAACGAATGGGTGGGTTCTCTGGTAACCATGGTTGAATCGGCATTAGGTGTTGCTGCTGATCAGAACCTGCGTAATGATGAAATCATGCGTCAAGGCATGGCCACTTACCTGCGGATGTATTCGCATTGGGTGGAATCCATCACTGCACAAAACGTGACCACCAGTGACCGTGAAGCGCTCGACAAAATTCTGGGCAACATTGGCCAGGATGAACAGATCCGTGAGCAGATGGTAAAAGAAATCACTCGATTCATTGACGACGTACAGGTAGCGCTGATTGCGATGCCCGCACTGACCGATACGGAAGCCGCTACCCTACCGCGCTTCCCGCATCTGGTACCGTTCAATGTCATCCAGACTTTTTTTATACTTCTCGTACAGCGGATCTCCTCGCTACCCATGGCGGACGTCCTCTAACTAATCATGTATTAGCGGATAGCTTTGGTTATCAGTGGTCCGGTGCTGGCACCGTGGAAGAGGGAGTCTTAGGTGATTACTACGACTTCCTCTTCAAAGCAATAGATGCTAGCGTTGTTAAGCGTAAATTCAGATCGGTGGAGACCCAGCAATGGATGCTCCACCGGTATGAAACCGACTATGGCATTTATAACCACGATCAAGCTGATCCGACTAAGTACTATAGTCTAGTCGCATTCCATGAGACTGAAGACTTAAGTATTGGGGACTTGCTGTACGAGCGTTTAGAGCAATACATGGAAGCTGGGGTTAAGCAGTACACGGGACTTAGCTTTAATGAGTTTATGGATTATCCACGTCACATGGTACTCCGTATTCTTGAACGGTGTCGTCAACGACAAGCTAAAGCACCAACCCTCGATCTGGATAACCTCTAGGAGTATTAACATGGAACGACGCTGGCCCAAGATCATCATGATGCAAACGAAGGATGACATCTTTCGTAGTCCTGCACAAACACTGGTAGTACCTGTGAATAAGGTAGGGGTGATGGGTAACGGGCTAGCGTTGGCCTTTAAACAACGTGTGCCTGGCTTGTTTGACGCGTACCGTAAGCAGTGTGGTGAATGGGAAGGCAGGCTTTTTCTATATGAAGGTGTAGAAAAGAACTATCTTTGCTTCGCTACTAAGGACGATTGGCGCTATCCTAGTCAGTTGGAAATGATCGCTGAGGGCATGGTTGAGTTCAGTACCACCTATAAGGAGCTTGGAATCACCTCTGTTGCGTTTCCAGGCATTGGATGTGGTAAGGGTGGTCTAGACTGGTACTACGTTCTAAAGGCGATTATGGGCCATCTAGTGGCTATTGAGGATCCAGAGCTTACTGTGTATCTTTACCCTCCCTACTGAGAACAGGAATGTATTTTCTATGGTAACTACCAAATCCCTCGTAAAAGATTATCTCGACGTACTCACAGTTGAGGATGTCAAGATGATTAATCGCTGGACTAGTCATGCAGATGTGCCACTCGACAAATTATTGGCTTTACACAAAAAAATTAAAGACATCGAACCGACTGAGTCGCTAACAGTCTACCGTGGCATTGGACACGGCCTCTCGTATCAGGAAAAGATGGATCTGTTCGAGAAGAAGTTCTTTATGTACTTCTTGATAAAGGGTGTGCAGAAAGGCTATGTTTTCACTTACAGCACCCCCCGCCCACTTTCGTTCACAGACGACATCCAGACAGCGCGGGCCTTTGGTAAGGTAATCGTGACTACTGATTTACCACGCAGCCTACGTTACATTCGTATCACTCAAGCTTTCTGGGAAGCTGTTAACCAGATCGATGCGGCCTCATTATTCCAAGAGATTATTCTGTTAGAAACTCATCGTGAGATCAAGTATACCGTACTGGAAACTTAATTCAAGCAAAAAAAAAAGACCGGCATAATTACCCTGTCCCCAACGGGTCAGGGTAATTATGTCGGCATAGTAAAGCGGCATAAAGAGGCCCCTGACAGAGCCTCCGTATACCGAACATGTTTTATTGACCTAAATCAAGCCACATTACCGGGGAACATACCATGCTGTTGTGCCCGAGCACAAAAGTAGTTAAACTCCTGACTCGACAGCGTACGATCCTTGCCCCAGTCATAGTACTCGAAGTTGCGTTCGACCCAGTCATACTGAAGCACGTTCAGACGATTTAGGCCGTGGCTATCTTGACGAATACAATAACCAACACCAGGCTGCGTAAACAGCACCACCAGGTTACGATCTACAATGTGGCGGGCGATGTACGGATAGGTGGGTTCCATGGAATTACCTCCTTATATTGAAAAACAGCTTAAGCGTCCGGCGTGCCTCGCGTTTCATTCCCTTAGACACAGTGGGCGCAGCAATTAGCTGTTGACAAAATGTTTTCAAAAAACCATACACCAAAATACTGACGGGAAGCCGGCCAATTGTTTCTTTAAGTCTAGAATGGCAGTTCTCCAGAAACACATCAGTGACAAGTTGTTTGGTCATAGGTCTAACCTCGGCAGAATCACATAGCTGTCCTAAGAATGTGGCTGCTCTGGTTATCTTCTCCTCTTCTACTCTGGACAAAGTTGTCATAGTCACTATGTCCTTATAATGAGTGACAAGAGGTATTTTCTTGCCACTTTGTCTTAAGAATCAGTAATTAAGACAGATGTCAACCTATTGGATTGCCATAATACCGACTGTCATAACTACGTATGCGATCTTGGATCATCTCTCTGCGCTTCTCATGATAGCGCATGTGCTGTGGAACATCCTGACATGCCATCCACACGAATTGAGGATTTTGACCATCCTTCATTTCACGTGTACGACCCAAACCTTGAACATTGGTCACGGTACTACCAATAGCTACAGTGAGCAGTGTTGTTTGCAAGTTGGGAATGTCCACTGCAGTACCAGCCGAGCCTAGGGTACTGACTCGAATGTCTGGGTTAATGAGGTTCTCATCCGGATCACCACCAACGTAACGCTTGACACTAAACTGCGGATACTTCTCAGTCAAGAATGCCGTTAGCTTTGTACAGAACTCAATCGTTGCTCCAAAGACCAGAAGCTTGTTGCCTTGCTTATAGTTCTTGATATACGACTGATCGATCAGAAACTTAATGAAGTGCATATAGCCATCCATGATCTTAGGATGCTTCATGATCGATTCTTCAAAAGCGTTATGGCTGTACGTTGTGGAACCTGGATAACTGGTGCGGAGTTTACGAATCTCTCGGAACGTGTAGAACCAAGCCCTTACGTCGATGTAACGTACGTAGTTGCTATCCACGTAAATGGTGTCAACAGGGTACGCCACGCCCATCATCTGTCGGACGTGATCATCGTCGGCCATCTTAAATGTACCGGACAATGACACTGACTTCTGACAATGGGTGTATAGGTCCATCAGGAAGTTGAAGTGGAAGTCTTGGTGAACTTCGTCAATTACCCGATAACCGATACCTAAGAACTCGAACATGTTGGCAGGGGTACACGCGTATCCCATGTCCTCCACAGCCTTACCAAACTTCAAGTAAAGCTTAAACCAGTTCTGTAGTGTCTTGTTACTAAAGATAATGAATTTGGCATCCAGCTGTCCCATAGCTTGCAACTGCGTCAACGCAATCAGGCTATCAGAACCCTGTACTACCATGATGTCATCATCAGTAACTTCAAATGTTTCGCGGATACCGGTAATCCAGCGGTCTAGATACTGCGGTCGAATGACAATGCCAACTCGATAGCCGTAGTATTCCATACCTCTGAACGCACAGTACGTGTTATGCGTGACGATAAAGCGATCAGTAACATAGAGATGCTCTTCATCAGCTACTGAAATACACTGGGCTTCTTTCTTACCAATGTATTCGATTTTCTCAATACGCAATTTCAAATTAGCTGCGTACTGATTGTCATCATTCATTCGCTCCTTTTTACGTGGCAATGTAAACAACTCACTAGGTTTTGGATAACGGATATTTACCTGTATCGCAGGTTTACCCATTTTCTTCTCGCCTTTATATGTGTAGTATTTGGTTTTAGGTGTAAAGGACGCGATACCTCCAAGTGACCAAACTAAATACTGCACTGTTTCAGCAAGATTTAGGCTAGTTGTAGTGAAACTAGCCGTCCCACCGATGCCAGCATGTCCATCTGTGTCGAGTAAACCATTCAACAAGTCCAGCCTTTGCTGGCGAGAACCTAAAAGGTATTCGTCAGGTACGAACTTAGTATGGCTAACAGTGCCCATCAAATTCATACTACGAAGTTTTTCCAGTAAGGAATTTCTACCTTTACTTGTTGGTTCTGTTTTGACGATATTGTATTCGATTTCAGCATTCAAATTGCCAATCTTAACATCGCCATCCAGACGCTCCGCTACCTTCCTTGCTATAAATTCATCCGGATTGCTAATCACAACAGCAGTTTGCTGACTGATGCAACCATCTCCAAGAATCACCCCCAAAACGTATGGGTCAATAGGCAGAGGCAAAGCAGGACCATCTTCTGCCTCGATGAGTGGGACGTAAACTCGTTTCTCTTTCCACGAATAGGACTGCAAAATTTCTTTTACGGTCTTTATTTTCCAGTAACTGGTTTCTTCGTATTTCGAGTGTACTTTCCAGAGGTGATCACCGCAACACTCGGTCTCACGTCCATCAGCAAAAGTAATGCGGTAAATATCTACCGTACCTTGTGGGTACACGCCAGTGACTTCAGTAGTGGTACCTTTAGGCGTAATTACTTTAGTGCCAATCCGCATATCTCCCATCTTAGCCCAGCCGCCAGGTACCTTAATGTTAGCGGTAAGTGGCTGTGCTTTACCACTACCCGGAGGTAGGTCAATAAACTGGGATCTGGCTTCGCGATTCTTGATAAACGCAATAGCCGGTTTCTGTTTTTCCTTATCTTGCCAATGAGGTAGAATCTTCAACTCTACTTTAACTGGCTCTGGTACTGGAAGTGTGATGACTTCCCGCATACTTTCCGGAACTCCGTGCGTATCCAAAGAACGACAGAATTCCTTATAGTGGTTAATGTGGAAACGGAAATGGGATCCAGTATGATCCCGTAAAGCAAAGGTCTTTTTCGGTTCACGCACCATACGGCCACGTTCCCGCGTCCAACCCCATTGAACTAGAGTGCGGATAAACCCATTTACCGCATTGCGAGCCCGCTCGCTTAACTGGCTTACGACAAAGTGATGTGTCGCTAGCTCAATCTTGACTAAGCTCAAGGGTTTCCCCTTTCCTCTTCTGGTTAAACAAAAAAAGGAAAGGGGAGTTACCCCCTTTCCTCGCTTAGCAGATGCTCCACTTCTTACTGGTCGCCTCTTGAACCGAGGGCAACTTCACCAGCTGTGGCATCAGAATGTTGTCAAACGGATGAGAAGGGCGGTCACGCTTAGTAAAGCTCCACGGCGACAGAATCACCGAGGCGTGACCTTCGTAGGCCATTGCTGCGCCCAGACTACGGTTGGCCATCAGCGTCTTCAGAATACCAAAGCCACGACGGGTATGCTCCTTAGGCAGATTATAATCCCAGTCAGATGCCGAGACGATCATCAAACCATAGGCAATCACACCCAACACAGCCAGGTTCACTTCCAACTTGCTGTTAACCATGTTGTAGAGTTCTACCAGGAAGGCATCCGGAGATACGTGTTTGTCACGTTCCTCCATGTCATCCATCGTCGCCTGAATCAGATCAGCAATCTCTTTCGAGTGATCCGACATGTTGTAATGCTTCAGCGGCATGGACAGCACGTTCTTATCGAAGTCCCAACCTTCCAAGGGAACCACAACGTTGTTACGGTCGTTGAAGGAGTAACCTACCTTCTCTTTGATGTGGTTCAAGAAGTCATGCGTCAGACTAGCCAAGCGGCCTTCTTGTTTTACCGACATCGAGATGTCATTGTCGACACCCCCCACGCTAACCACCAGACCGATATCCGGCGTCTCCAGGATGTTAGAGACGTTCAAATCCCGCACATCATTCACCAGATAGATATCGGTGATGTTATTGCACAGGTTACCCGGAAGGATGATCGCCTTAACCTTCTTCTCCATACCACGCTGGAGAATATAGGAGTTGCCATCAGCCGATACCCGGAAGAACGGTTTGGTTTCTTCAGTCAGATGGATTGGTGTTGCACCAGAACCGGAGTCACTGTGCTTCACCGACAGCACGCCTTGTGTCGACTTCTGAGTCATCGACGTAGCTGCCATGTGACCAATGTTGGTTTCTTTCGGTACCGAGTAGGCCAGTTCGCCGAAGCAGACTGCACAGATACCGTTAGAATCCTTGTGGTTGCAGTGGATAGATTCACGCATCCGGATGGTCTGACCGATGAGTTCGCGCGAATTGCGACGCACTACTTTCAGTTGGCCAGTGTCATCCACATAGTACTTGCCTTGGATACGTGGCAGGTCACGTTCCTTCACCTTCCAGTGCAGGTAGGTCTTACTACCGCAATCGGACATATGCAGACGCTGTACGATCATACACATCAGCTGCAATTTACGCGAGAAGTACTCGGTATCCTGCAACTCTTGCTTAGACATGGACAGCGACTTAGCTGCCGAGCGCGATTCGATCAGCGATTCATACAGCGAACGCAGACCTTCTGCAAAGCCGGACAGCACCGGACGGATAAAGATGGTGGAGTCTGTTTCTGTTACCGGACCACGTGGACCGATACACTGTACTACCTGTGCGCTCTTTACCAAACCAGCGCGAGTAGCTTTACACAGACGATTCTCCTTGACCTCATCATTCTTCATGATAAAGTCCAGTACTTTCGCTTGTGCGATGTCACTACTCTCGTAAGTTGGCTCCAGGTTCTCTTTGATCTTGAGAATCTCAGGATGGAGAATGACTTCCACAAAGTCAAGGATGTCCAGACTAGTTACATCCCCGGCCAAGTGATTGTCGGCAAAGTTGTTCATCTCGTTAACGATACGATAAGCCATTTGTGCCAGCTTATCACGAAGTGCTTCTTCAGCCGCCACAACTTGGGCAGCTGGATCGGGAGTACGCAATTGCTCAATGCCCGGAATCTTAACTACCAGGGCATCGTACGCATCCCAATGAACAACCGAAATAAGTTTACGGTGAATGCCTACCGTGATCATTCGGTTCTTGTTGACGTGTTTGAGGTGATGCCGTTTCAACAACGGCAATTCCGGGAACATCACATGGTAGTCCCAGCACATCCTGCTATAGACAGTTTCCTTATAGTCAGTTTCAATCTCCCCGTCATCGAAGACAAGAGTGAACTTGCCAGACAGACGACGCAGTAGTTCTGCGGCCGAATACTTCAACAGCTTACGTGCAAAAATACGCATACAGTCCTCACAGAGATTGTTAACCGTTTTCTTTTTCGTTAGCCTTCAGCCGTTGTGTGCGACTGAATGCTTGTTTCAGTGCATCGTTCGGAGGCGGCGGGTTCTTCAGCAGGTTAATAAACTGCTTGGCGCCTTCCTCGCTCAGTTTAATGGGTTGATGATCATCCTGATCAGCGTTAGCACTGAACTCATGGTTACGGTTTTGAGACATTACTAAAATCCCCCTCATTTTAGATTGCTGGGGACCGAAGCCCCCAGCACCCACATTAGCCTGCTTTCTTCTTGCTGGCAAAGCGCCAGCCACCAATCTCACCGATATGGTTAATCAGCTGCCCTGGTTTATCCGCATTCAGTGGGATTGCCGTTCGATCCACAGCGACCTTGATTGCACTCGGATTCTGTGCCTTCACGATGTTGTAGTAGATGTTGCGGTGCGTGTTCGGATTGTTATTACGGTCCGACAGCTCAGCTACCCACCACGGTTCCGTGTAAGCCACGCCCAAGCGACCCTCAGCCTCACCCATGGTGCGAGTAGAGCTTTCACGAGTCGGCGTCGAATACTTATCGACGTTAGTTACCTTGGACAGAATACCGAAGTGCTGCACCTTACCGCTAGATACGGCAGCCCAGTCATCAGCAATCTTTTCCAGGAAGAGGATGTACATACTCGAGATACGTACTTTCTCTTTGGTGGTCACCATTGCACCCGTCGAACTACGGAAAGTCACCGGCCCATAGCACTGCGGGAAGTTTTTCTCCAACTGGTCAATCATGGATGGTAGATACACCTGATCTTCCGGAGGGATATAGACATCCAGCGGTTCGCAGAACTCACGCCCTACTGCCCGCTCCAGCAACATCGTGGCGATGTGTTTCACATAGTCTACTGGCCGAGTTTGGCTAGTGGCCCACTGCCGCATACTTTCACTGACGATGGAATAGAACGAAGCCATTTCCATCCAGCATTCCTTGACGATACTGGTGTTTTCGTCCAGGTGGCGAATACGTGCTTCCAGACTCTGCGGAATCATTTCGATACCCGACAGTTCCAGTTTACGTTTCACCCGCTTCAGCAGATCACGCGACGAACCGTTAACGTAAGTCTGATACAGACGACCAGCGTTCATGCGGTTAACAGTCGAGTCACCATCCATGATGATCTCAGCGCGGTTGCCATCTGCATCTACCGGCATTTCTTCCGGTTCAGCAATGCGACAGATAACGCCTTTGTCACCAAACTGGCCAGTCAGCTTACAGCCAACGTAAGGCATGACTTCCATTTCGATCACGAACTCGACACGCCAGGAGTCCAGCGGGGCTTTACGATGTACGATGCGAATCGGTTCAGTACCGCCAATGTTTTCACCCTTCGGATAGTTGGGCGTTGTCTTGGGATCCAGACCAACATACATCGACAGCGCTTCACGGATACGCTGACGGAACTTCGGTGTCATCTTCAGGCGCTGACCTTGCTCACGCTTCAGGCGACGGTATTCCGCATAGATGTCTTCGAGCATCTGACGACGGGATTGGAAGTACTGACCAATCTGTTCATCCATGCCATCCGGTGTATTGGACGGCATGCTGCGCGGGCTATGGTGTACACGGATGTCGATCACACGACCACGAGCCACACCAGCGGTACTGTTGACATAGGTGCAATCATCAAACAGTGAGTTGATTTCCGACAAGCCACGTTCATCCAGCTCGGTGATGTTGTGGTAGTCATCCAGTTTCCGAATTGCCATCAGCAAACCGTCTTCCCGTACATACTCACCAATGTCTGGGAAGAACTTGTTGATGATGCTACCGTCTGCGGCCACTTGCTGATAGGCAGCCACTGGGTACGAGTCAGAACCCCACTGGATCACACGAGTGTGGTAAGTCTTGAACTTGAACTTGTGGAGCGCTGCGCGACTGATCACGATACCATCTTCAGCGATACCAGAGTGCGACATGAAAGCCACGTTACATTGTGTGCCATACATGTATTCGCCAGTAACCGGATGTACGGATTTGGTTTGATAGAAGACCTCCCCTTCTTCTACCATGGCACCAGGATGTAGTTTGCTAATAGCTGGACCCGGAACGTAGTCATAGCCAAAGTACTGATGTTGGCTACCGAACTTCGGTACTTCGAAAATCCCAATCGCCCCATTGAGATGTGGCTCTTCGCTAATCGTTTCGTACATGACATACGAAATCGGATTCAGCTTAGCCTGACGAAGTCTCGGATACATATCGAAGATCTTCAGGATTACACCCCTGGCCGGCATCTTGATGGAGAAGGTGGTTTTACCGTACTCCAGTTCCATGCCGGTTTTGTGGTATGGGGGCATTGCGCCTTCGATGTCCACGTGTTGGCCAATATGGCTCGAGAACATCTGCAGACGCGAGGATGCAATAGTACCGAAGTACGAGTTCAGGCCACAAATCCCCAGAAACTCTCGGTAATTCTCATTGCGTGGTATTTCCATTTTATCGTCCTCGTTTATCTTACTACTTAGAGCGTTTCCCACTGCTCATCTTTATGATATGTGTCTGAGTTATTTTTAGTCTTTAATCAAAAAGATTGTTGCATAAGGGAACAGCTATGCTACAAATGCCGCACCAAAGTTTCTTACCGTTGCCATCACAACCAATGTATTATGAAGATGATTTCCGTCGTGTACTGGAAGATCATCTCTTTTATATTCGTTCTGCTGCCGACACTAAAGTGGTTCAAATTGATCCAGGTCTAGCGTGGCGATTTGAGTATGACTTTTATGCCTTCTTACGGTATCAAAGTGTACCGAGCCATTTACATTGGTTGATTATGCGGTTAACTGGGATGTATTCACCTGACCAGTTTACACGCAATAAGCAAATCTATTTCTATCCGGATGAAACCTTATTGGAACGCATTCGTTCTAATCACAATAGTCTGAATCGAATTATCTAAAAAAAAATAGCTGCTAGCAAAGAGGAGAGGGCCGAAGCCCTCTCCTTATGCCGTTAGCTATTTAGAAGCCAAAGTTCGGACCACCAGGTGCCATACCCGGTTGAGCGTAAACTACCTGACCCGGATATACGGCATTCGGGTAAGGAGCGGCTTGTTGCATACCCGGTTGCATGTAACCAGGTTGCGGGTAGCCCGGCTGAGGATAGCCAGGTTGCGGATAACCAGGCTGCATTGCCGGCTGACCAACCGGTACCATGGCCATCTGCGGTGCTGCGTACGGATCGCTGCTACGAACCATTACCTGTTGAACAGGCATCGGGCCATTCGGCGTCTGTACGTAGGTCACTTGGCCTTGATTACCTTGCTGGGGGCGCTGCTGTGCTGCTTGCAGACGTTCAGCAAAGGTAGTCGGACGACCAGCGTTCTGTGCCGGAGCAGCAGGTTGTTGCTGGTAGATCGGAGGCAAAGCAGCAGCCGGTTGATGGGCTACATGTTGATGTGCTGTGTGGGTCTGATGGTGATGCTGTTGCGGAGCAGCGGGCGCTGCTTGAGCCGCAATTGCAGCGGAAACACTCGGATGTGCTTTCTTCACCGGTTCTACTGCATCATCTTCAGCAGCATGATGACCAGCATTACCTTCGTTGCCCGGTTGCATCGGCACTTTACGTACCTCAACCAACAGTGCGTCCAGGTTCTGCATGTCTTCCCACCAGTCAGAGCTGAAGCTGTAGGTGTTTTCGAACAGATCAGGAATCTTGGTACCAGTGAACAGGCGCTGGATAGCGCTGATCGGCTGGAACACAGCGGACATGGCTTGCATCATGGCATCGAACATCGGTGCGACATGGCTATTGCTACCACGACTGTATTCGTGGGCCTTGTCCAGATTCGGCAGAACGTATTCGAAAGCTTTCTTCAGGATCTCACGATGCTTGTCAGCCAGCTTCACACCTTCAACCTTCTCATCCTTGCACAGCGCTTCGTACAGCGGGAAGCTAACCACGCCCAGGCGAGTGTAGGCCTTGTCACCCACCTTACCAGACGGCTTCATGAAGAACTTCACCACACGACGATACAGCTGATCGGTCGGGATCTTCTCCACGATGTCGCGGAATGCTTCCACCGTCTTGTTGTTGGCCCCTTTCAGGATCGACAGCACTTCAGTCTGGTCAGGATTCAGTACGTTGTGCTGGGAAGGCGACGCAGTCAGAATCAACAGATCCTGAATCAGGTCGATCACAGCCAGGTTCACACGCAGAACCAGTGCTTTGCGATATTCAGCAAACACTTCAGACTCACCACGGTTGAGGTTCTCCAGCAACGGATGGAACACCACGGTCTTCTGAGTCGGGTTCTTCAGATGGGCGGTAGTCGGCAGTACCAGACGTTTACCTTTCACAGTAAACGGACGGGCTTCTTCACCTTCTACCAACGGCTTCACGCTTACGCAACCGTCAGAGGTTACAGACAGGCCAGCCGTATCCAGCAGCTGGGTGTACAGTGTAATCAGTTTTTGACTGCTCATGTTTACTCCTTAGAACCCAAACTGGGTAGAGGCGTAGCCTTGGGTTTGTGGGGCTACAGTTTCGTTTACCAGGTATTCCAGATCGCTTGCCAGGTTACGGCTAGTCAAACGGTTCTGCGTAACGATCGGCGACATCAATGCGTCAGTGAAAGTCGGCTGAACGTACGGGGTAGCGTAATGGTTGCCATCCAGAGCGATCGAGAAGCTACTGGAACCCATCAGGTTGGCGACCACGTTGATCTGGAAGTCACGCAGGCCATTCATGGAAATGGCTTGCAGGCAGCGAGTGATCAGGTTGATACGGAAAGCATCGAACGGACGCGATACATCTACGCCTTGTACGAAGCCAACGGGTGCTGCCGTCGGCGTCACGATGATCTCACCGTTTACCGTACGGTTGGTTGCCGTGAAGCCCAGCATGGTGATACCACATTCCACCATCAGCGAAGGAACCACAGAGCCCAGAATAGCCGCTACGTGAGTAGTGCCGTCTTGACCATGCCAGTATTCGCTGTTACCGACGTTTGGCAACTCTTGACGGGCTGCCGGGGCGATCATGGTGTGCAGGGTAACGTTATCTACGTTCGGGTCAATACGACGCAGCTCGTTGAGCGAGAAGCGATCGGCTGCCCCCATGCCATGTAGTTGTGCCAGTGCAGTGAGGAAGGTTACCTCAGTTGCTACCTGTTCCTGCACGTAACGTTTGGCGATAGAGTACTGATTATCGCCTACTTGGACTTGGGTGCGATTACCCATGTCCGTACCCAATTGCACGGAATCCACGATCTGCGCTTTACGCATCCCGTCCAGCACACGAGAAGCGTATACCGACGGTACGTTATTGGCACGAGCAGCCAATTCCGGTGTGTCGGTCATCAGGCCAGTGGTGTTGATCTCGATATGTTCTTCGACATGGTTGTGTTGCATGAGCGAATAGATATCGGTCGGACGCATGTGGTACAGGTTATCCGAGCGGAAGCCCGATTGATCCATACCGCTGTAGTAGGTATTGGACAGCATGTGGTTAGCGCCCACCACAGCCACACCTTGCACCTGGCCAGTCGGAGTGTTGTAACGCATGTGCTTCAGCGTCGCTACCGAGTTGATCTTGAATTCCAGATCAGGTGCAATGAAGCCCGATTGGCGAGAGAAGTCCAGGTGAGTGGACGCACCCTGTACCAGTTCGGTCTTTTTGACGATACCGTCGTCGATTTCCACTTCCATGATGAAACGGAAGCGCGGCTCTTGCCAGCCATTGGCGATGTGGATTTGGCTAGCTACGCCATTAGCATCCACTTCGGGAGCAACGGATGGGAAGAGCGCACCGCTCATTACACCGGAGATCACTGCCGGATCAACGCTGTTTTCAGCATCGATCTTGGTCTTCACTGCAGTGATCACATCCGGGGTGATCACAGACTGATAGGGACGCAGGTATTGGGGATTGTAAGTACCCGCTTCCACGATCATCAGCTTGACGATGTTGATTTTGCGTTGATTGGACAGAGTCGGAAGAGTAAACATGGCATTCCTCGTTTATTTAGATACAGACTTCAGATGGGTAATCAGGTTCACCAGGCGATTCAGGAGGTTTGGCTGAATCAATACCGTGCGACGATTATACCCAGGGATAACTTCTTCCACCATGGGCTGCGGAAGAACGTTGTAACGAATATCTTTTACGATATCGTCAACGATACGGTCAAGTGCCACTACAGCTGCGTTGCGATTCTTATCGGTTTTCTTCACCCCTTTCAACTGGTAACGGTACATCTGTTCCAGGATGGCCAGATTGTCCTTATTGATCTTGTCAACTTCAGGACGGTTATCCTGATATTCACCACGATCAGTGCTCACCAGCAACAATGCCAGATCTTTGAAGCCATTGACCCAAAGATACGACGCTGTGACAGCAAAGCAGTTAAGTTCAATCGGCTTAGAAAGGATTTCCAAAGACCGACTTGGCAATTGATCACGCAGCACCCACTCAACGATAGAGCGCTGCCAACGCTTAATCGATGGGATTGAACCTGATACTTGGTCAATCTGGTTGTAGGTATCCAGAACTTGCATGAAGGTAGGCAACAGCGGACGGATGTTGGAGAACTTCGGATCAAAGTACAGATACTGGTCATTGATCGGGTCTTCGAAGTATACTTCAATCGCCACGACTTCACCAGCAGCAATACTCTCACGGGCTTTGAACCCTTCCAAACGCGAGATGTTACTCTCGCTATCACCCACATCAGAATCCGTTTGTTTGGGGCGTACAGTACCGATAAAGCTGGTATCGTACCGTTTGATCTTACCAGTCACGTACTTATGGATGGCACTCATGAGTACCGGGCTCGTGGCAGTCCGAGAGCGCGGAATACCACGAATGTCCGTAATCACAATCTTCCGGATCACGGTAATTGCCATCAACCACTCAGGGAAGTCTTCAGTACTAATGCCTTCCACAATAGCTGAAGCCAGGTTGTCCTGGGTGTCAATGGATGCTTCGATGTACAGCCGGAGCCGCCGCATGGCTGCACAATCGTAATACTCAGTACGGCTGATGAGCTTGAAGGCGTTGTATTCCTTCCAGGTCGGGCCGGCCGAGATCTTGGTTGCTTCGATGTAATTCACCCACACCGGCAACATCGACTTCAAACCGATAGTCATTGCTGCTAGCTTGATGTAATCACCCTTCAGGTAGGTCTTCTCAGGCGTACCTTGAATGCGACCATCACCTGCAAAGGTTTCGTGCAGGCTAGCTGGGATCTGGATGTCAGAATGCAGCATCATCCAGTGCTCGATCTGATCGAGTCGATGATACGACAGCAACTCAGATACCAAAGGTCGCAGGGCATTGTCCAGACCGTTCGTCGATACAATCGAGTTGATTTGATCATTGATGCGGCGGTAGCAATCAAAGATCCTGGTCTGGATGTCCAGTGGCAGAGACTGCCAGAAAAGATTGAGATAATGGAAGATCTCGAAATCGTCCACATCAGAATCAGCATCGTCGTCGGCACGGCGGTTTTGTTCACGCATTGCCATGGTCGACCAGAACAGCGGATCTTCTTTCCCATGCGACATCACAGCTTCCACTGCGTTTGCGCTAAACCCCGTCTTTTTGATTTCTAAGTGCATTTCAGTACCTCGTTATTAGTTGGGCATTACTGGTGTGCTCTTCTTGATGATATATGTTTGAAACTTTTTTAGGTATTGAAGTGACAATTGGGGACCCACCCACCTTTTGGTGAGTGAGGCCCCTAGTCGATGTTACTTAGTGTTTCTTAACCCCACGGCAGGTCGTCAACATTTTGATCACTGCCAGAGCTGTTGCCGCCACCGCCCTGTCCACCACCGTAACGATTGCCTTGGCCGCCACCATTGCCGCCGCCATAATTACCGCCGCGATTACCGCCGTAATTACCACCGCCACCACCACGATTGCCACCGTAGCCGCCACCACCCTTACCACCTTGCTTGCCATTATTGTCCGGCTCCTTCCAGGTTTCTTTGCAGATCAACGGTACCAGGTTGGTCAGCAGTTTCACGTAGCCTTTGGCCAGAGCAACCGAAGTCTCAGCCTTGGAGTAGGATTCACCGCCACGATGGAAGAACTTGTGGTAGTCTTCCGATACGAACGGGAACTGTACCGCAGCATTGCCATTGCGCGCTACTACCGAAATGAAGATCACGCCTTCTTTGTCGCGACCAACATGCAAATCGGAAGTAATGGTGACCTTGCCGTCACGCGGGAAGCCCATTTCGATGTAGCCACCAGCCACTTCACCAGCCGGCGCAGCGATGACGTCTTCCAGCATGGAAATGAAACCCATGAACACTTTCAGGTCCATCTTGGCTTCAGCTTTGCCGCCATCTTTGTCGCCTTCGACGCCAGTCCAGACGGTGATACGCGGGTTGCCGTTGATTACGGCCCATTTCAGGGAAGCACGACCACCCGCAGCATTGCGGGAGTACATGGTCAGCTTGCGATCTTCGAGAATAGTCTTTTGCCGTGCGGGCTGTTGGAAGTCACTCATGATTCTTTCCTTGTTTGGGTTGTCCACAAAATGAGAACAGTGTGTATTTACTTGCTCATTGATTTAGAGCACGCAAAATGTCTCGAGCGTAATGGTTTTTCAGTTGGCCGATACCGTAGTTAATCATCGAAGTAGTGGTACTGCTGTTCCACTTATACTTCGTAGCGATCTCTATGATTTCCTTGCGCAGCTTAGGGTCCATCGGTCTAAAGGTCTCCTTGTCACCAAAGACTTGGAGGAAGAGCCGATTAAATGGAATCATGGGAAGATTCCGGCCATCCAGATACTTCGTATGCCAAAGCGCTTTTGTCTTTACAGCCCCTGTGTGGGATTCCAGCAGGGTTAACCCGAATGTGGGTGAATTTGCCAAAAGATCGTAGGCATAGTTAGTCAGGATTAGGTTCTTCTGAAATGATTGGCCTGAGATCAGATCGTTAATGCCCAAGAAGGGCACTTGGTGATCCTTAATCAGCTTAAACAACTTCAGCAGGACTTCCTTCGACAATGCAAAAGAGGCTTTCTGCTTCGCTGTAGTATACACCCGAATACCAGCACCCGGATGTTTCCGTTCCACTTCAGAATAGTTACTATAGTAACACATTACACGACAACGGCCATGACTTGCATCTTGGACCGCATGCGTAATTGTGTCAATTTCAAAGAGCAATGCTTCTGCGTACTGTTGAGCGGGCAAGGTAGGAGAATCCGACGGAATTGCACCCAGCAGGTTACGCAAAAGCGTTCTGATGTTTAGCCAAAGACAATCGTAATCCGCTACGTGGTTATACTGCTTACCTTCTTCATTTATCCCACATGCAGATTCAATTGCCAAGCTAGTTCCGATGGAGATGGGATACTTCCCCACCTCCCGATAACTTAATGGATCATAGAGCATCGATTATCTCCGCCGTGAGACGTCTAACGCTCTCCACTTGGCTATCGCTAATGTGAGGGCGCATCCGTTCCACTAACAAATCCATCACGTTGTCTGGCGTAATCAGAATCGGAATGTATTCATCCTGTTCCACATCGTACTGATACTCAAATTCCTCTACCTTCTCCGCATCAACTACTTGCTTTGACCAGACGAATTGAGGGAACGTACGAATCAATACGTCCATGTTCTGCAAAATGGGATTACTCCCGTCTACAGATACACGTACATAGCTCTGATCAGGCAGCCCCGTGAGGGCGTTATCAATTTCAATAAGCACATCATTCAGTGTCATGCCAGTACACTGAACAGTCTTAAAGATCTTAGCCCCTTTGTTTTCAATAAAGCGCCAAGTATATTTCTTGGTGGCTGGATTGAAGGCTACGCGAACATGGCCTTTAGGATGTTCTTCACCATGACTTAGGCGATCAAACGATCCTTGCGCAATGATTCGTTCGTAATACGAGTGGTTATGGACGTGACCAATAAAGATCGGACCAGCTACCAGATTGAGATACTCGCTACTCGAATGCTTTTGGGCGCGAATAAACTCAGGTAATTGGTATTCAAATTGACCATGCATGAAAGCAATATCAACATGCCGTTCACCTGTTGCTCGAATCAGGTTTTTGACTTGGCTTAGTGTTTTTTCTGTCGTATCGTTCCATTCATCGGGCACATAGAGGACGGTTATCCCGTATTCCTCTATGTGCTCAATGGATAGTTCTTTCACGTACTTAAGTTTAGCGCCAATACCTGATATCGTGTTCAGGACCTCAAACCGATTCGATTGTTTCCAATCGTGACTCGGCGTGCCTTCCAGAACACGGAGCAAGATGTTGTGCTTTGCGCAGACTGATAACAGATCACTGATCCAGAAATCAATCTCAGCAAGCTCTTTGTTGTTCAACGACAACAAATCATCGAAGACGTCGCCCGCCAAGCAGATCAGATCCAACTTGGCGGTCTCTTCGTTGTCAGGAAACGCATTGCGGAGATTACGAATAATCTCTACTGCTTTGTTTCGCTTATGGCCCAAATGAATATCGCTTACACAAGCTACATTCAATTGTTTCATGGGTATCCTTAAATGATGTCCCAGCTGCCTTCGTCTTCTACCGTAGCGTTTTCCTGTGCAGTCGCGCTATCGGAAGGTTTAGGAATGGCTACTTCAGGACGACCGTAACGTTTGAAGATTGCATTCCAGCGTTCCAGATAATTGACGACGACTGTATTTTCATACCCACTTTTCAGCAGGTTTGCAAATGCCTGTTTCATGTAGGCTTCGCCATGCTCAGGGTGGCGAGCCGTATGCAGTTTTGCTGTAGCGATTTCGTCAAACATGCTCTTAGAGCGACGATCGCGCGTGTAGTCAATGGGGGCAGGCGCAGCCAACGCAGGAACATGGAACAGTTCCTTACCGCCTTGATCGACTACCACCACTTCACGATAGACGTTACCTGCCCAGCTCGCCCAGGCGCCCGGAGATGCCAAGCGATGTTGGTTTTCATCGCCCGCAAACATTGGCAGGAAGACGTTAACGAAAGTAGCCTCGTCCATACGGGCTACGCTTTCTGTTGCGATTTTGTTCAGCTGTTTAAGGATATCACCACCTTCTTGGGCGATCATATCTGTTTCAGTGACAACTGGTTGTTGACTACCAAAACCTGTACTCATGCTGTTCCCTTTTCACCGTAGTTGTTAATGTCAGTCAGAATCTTAAAGCGTGAATTCACCGACTGCAATACCATGCCGACCGAAATCTCTTGACCTTCGTCGACCACCGAACAACGCACTCGCAGATTTACTGCAGAGGATAGTGGGTCGTCATTAGGATCCTGAAAGATCTCCAACTTAACCGAAGTAAAGTATGTCGACAGGTAGGCATACAGGTTATCACGCAGGGTCTGTACCAATGCCGTGATGTCGTGACCATCTTTCATGATCGCGGTCTGGATATTGGTACTGACTTCTGCTTCCAAATAATGGGCAAACAGAAAATCAATCTTCTCTCGGGTATCGCGAACCCAGCCGCGTTCCGATAAGGTAGGTACAACTGGCATCTTTTTCTCCAACTAAGTAACGAACCACAAGATACCTACTCACTGACGGGTTTGTCTACAACATTGAACCCGATTACTTCGCCATCTTTTACAATTTCATCCAGGTAGCTCACTTGAGCTTGGTGCTTGTCATACAGGTCTTGGTCAAAAGAGAACTCAACCGTCATTTCGACCGAAGGCTCTGATGTAAGCTCACGCCCCGTCTCTTCAGTATCTATCAGCTGAAGATCCCCTACGATACGGCTATGGCCAATTTTAACCCAACCAGTTTCTGTCCACTGATACACCGCATTGTCATCGGTATTGATGTACAGTTGATTTGGGTCACCCACAACAGGCCTTACCGAAAGAGAACCACAGGTAAGTCTAGTGGCCTTTTCAGCATTCCGTAATTCATCACGCTTCAATACGTAATGAATGGTATTTTCACGTTTAACTTGCAGACCACGTGATAGATTTTTAGGTAGCTTTGGTGATGCCACTACGAGACTATCGTACGGACCTTTAATGGACTCGACCCATTTCTTAAGGAACTCACCCACTCGAGGCGGGCAATGTTCTATCCAAGTGAGTCTTAAGTTTGGATTAGCATAGCGTTTTTTATGGGAGCGGAACTTGAAACCCTGCTTATTGAGTTTACTCGGCGTCTTCATTTTTAAGCATTCTCGTTCATTTTGAATGAAAAAAAAAATACACACCACGGGTTAGGCGGTGTGTATTCTTCTTTCGGTAGTTAGATCAACTTATCACCGTGGATACTGGTTGGATCGTCTACACCCTTACGCAGGATGTGGCGGATATGATCCCAAGTATTTAGCACATCCACGCGTTTATCCAGATCCAGTGGCGAATCGCCTTCAAGCAGCTCATCCATATACAGCGTATAGAACGGCTTGTCGTCGTCATCCGTCTGAATCATGCCATCCATCACACGACGATAGTCGTAATGCTGATCAGCAATAGCACCCGGTTGGATGTCAATATAACTACCTGCATAGCCAGCACATTCCTGCCGGTTATACAGTTCCCTTACTTCAGGACACGCCATGATCCAACGTTGCATCACCGGCATAGCCGATTGCATTGCATCTAGCGTGACCAACGGCCGTACACAATCTTCCTTAAAGACCCAGCCAATACGACGAGACAGCTCACGCGCTTTGCGGACAGCATCTTCACCGTGGAAACGGTTAAATACTTCATGCGCAGCTTGGAAGCCAATCTGACCGAAGTCGGTCAATACAGTTGCAGCCCGAGAGATCTCAGACTGAATGTAATTCACCGTACTGGCGGCGGCCTGCCCAAAGGCCATTAGGTCAAAGGTAGTCGGGTCGCCAACTACAACTTTCACTGTAACCTCCTAACTCTAAATGGATTTAATCGTACACAATTACAAAATCTGGTTCGTCACCGACGTAACGCCAATCCAGATATTTAGGATCATCGCTATTTATGCGGCGAGAGACAGTTTGATCATGTATCCCTAGAGTACGGCTGGCAGCTTTTATGCTTGGGAACTCAACGCCCCCAACAGACACCTCCATACGTTTTGGATTACCGTACATGGCATTTCTCTTATGATCGTCTGAATGACGAACACCGAGCCTGGCCAGAGAAGCCCTTTTTATGACTTCTTCGGATCGTGTCAAACCTTTATTCGATACTTTAGCATCCAAAGCTACATTAAACAGCGTACCCACGGACATTTGCTGTTTAATGATGCTTTGTTCTATTTGGAATGCTTCTTCTCGATTATCGGTGGTAACGACCTTGTAGGTGTAGTGTGGATCCGCATCATAGGCTTTTTGCAAAGCCTCATTTTTGTGAGTTCCCGATTTTAAGCGATGTCTATGTTGTATTTCACGACGATACAAATCGTTAGTGCTACCAACATACATTTTGCCACTACCATGCTCAATCACGTAAGCACCAGGTGTCTTTGGGCCATTATGACTTGAACACGGTAGATTCTTTTCTTCAAAGATGAGTAATTGCGACATGGCAATTCACATTTATGACTACTTTCATGTTTACCCTCGTTTAGTGTTAATACGTTACTGAAATTCTGCCATGAATGGTGCTACGGCAGGGTCGATCTCCGAAGGTTCGTCGGACATCCAGTTGTTGAAGGTAGACACGCATGGCTTCGAGAGCGACAGGTTCTTTGACAGTTCCCGTGGTGCTTCAAAGTCAAACGCACTCTTGTGCGGCAGTAGACCCATAGCGGCATCAGCAGTGTACTCATCCAACAGCAACATGCCATTCAAGGCATCGCCATCGAAGTCAGCATTGTAGCCACGAACGATCAGGATGGACATGCTAATGGTCGGATCACTTACATCTGTCTTCACCCGTTTAATGAACAACAGCTGCATCGAAGCGCGTTCCAGTGATGGGTTACGCTGCAATGTAAACGGGAAGCCATCGTACTTAGTGCTATTAATGACCTCGTTCATGAGTTCATCCAACAGCGGATGGTATCGACGGGAGTGCTCATCGAGCAGACGGCGAGCAGTGATCGGCGTATAGCCGCGTTTAAACAGTTTGTTCACCAAGAACGGCCGGAAAGCAATCAGACCAACAGACCAGGGGATTTCGCAATCCAAGTAGTTATGCGGGCCAGTGATTGACGATACAACAGCACGGAAGGTAAAGTGGCAACGGAAACCATAGCGCTGCTTACGGAAGAGACCTTCCTTGGGTGCGAACAGTTCCTTGTATTGCTTGATCTGGTATTCAGCCAGAAGTGCCAGCACTCTCGCAATACGCCCTTCCTTCACATGGGTAGCGTAGCCTTTACTCGGTGTGTCAATACCTACCACAGTACGAATAGCATCCAAGGCACCAAGGATGGTGTAGTCCACGAATGGGCCCATGTTGCTTTCTTCTACCACGAACAATGTCTTGTTCGGAAGAGGTAGGTGGTTGCAGAAGATAATGTTGCGGTTTTCATTGATGAACGTAACGAGTTCCTGCACCTCATCACGTTTGTTCTTCTCTTTCATACCGACATGGGTTACCAGGATATCAAAGAGAGCATCAAAGTTGTTAACGAAGTTGTTATAACCACGTTCCAGGCCAGACTCCCGCATCACTTCTTCTACCTTCAATAGATAGTTCAGCGGTTTCTTGAATGGATCGTAGCGCGGATTGGTAAGCCATTGCAGGAAACTAAAGTCACTACGGGTAAAGACTTTGTCAAGCAAAGCCCATACTTCCAAGTTCATCAGCTTCGCTACGCCATGTGGTGCACGCAACCACACGGTAGGTTCGAGGTACTCGTCAATCTGCGACTTCACTTCTGTTTCACAGATTGGACAAACAGCACCACGATTGGAAGGACCACTTGTTGCTTTACATTCGCAACTGGGGACGTTGGTTAGAAGATCCCCATTATAGGTGGTGTACAGCATCTGGTTGAGATAATCGATATCGCGCGCACTAACGATATCGAAATCATTGACAATGAACGGGGCTCGAGACAACCCGCGTACAAAACGGTCATCGTGATCTACCAGTTCAAGGAAAATACCTGTATTTTCTTCATGATGCGCGCCCACTTTTCCCCTCCAGAGTAAAACAAAAAAAAGAGAGACCCCGAAGGGCCTCTCTCCTTGTTAGTTAACTAGCCGATATTACTGGCCAGCGAAACGGCTGAAACCGTTCATGTTGGTGAAACCACCCTGGGAGCCAACACCAGCCATCTGGCCATACTGCATGCCATGGGTCGGTGCAACCATACCGAAGTCGTAGAAGTTGGCTACAGCACGAGTCTGCAGGCCCACTTCAGCGTGCGGCAGGCGCAGCTGAGGCATCAGGCCGCAGTCGATGCAAGCCTGGGTCAGTGCTTCGATGAAGTTGTGCTCGAACATGTTACGCACAGCAAAGCCGGTGTAATGAACGTTCTTCACACGATCCAGGATGCGCTTGCGGATTGCCAGGCGCAGATCTTGCGACTTGCCATTGATGTCCAGGAAGGAATCGGACCATTCACGAGCAACCATCGGATCGGTATCACCGAAGGTGTTCAGGATGGCCAGGTAGTCGAAGTCAGCCACGTCACGGCGATTGCCTTCAGCATCAGTGTAGTAACCCTGATGGATACGGTTGGCCAGGGAACGAATCACTTCACCAGAACCGTTGCGCTCGCTGTAACGTTTAGCGAAGTTACCGTTGGTCAGCTGGTTAGCTGCTTCCAGGATACGACGCTTAGCGGCTTGATCGCCAGCGCCAGCCAGACCGAACTCGTACATCCACCAGGTGGAGGTATCGCATTCCGGAATGTCGATGGAGGTCGACATGTAAGGACGAACGTAAGTCTGCATCAGCAGATTGAAGTCTTCCTGACGGAACACGTCGGACGAGGTCGGGAAACGACTGCCGAAGCGGGTAGCGTTGCCTTCCAGGTTGGCATCGATACCGATGGCGCCAATGTCACGCAGGTTAGCCGCAGCATGCGACTGAGTACGCGGATTGAATGCCATGGTCCATGCGTTCTGGTTGCGCAGAACGAAGGTGTTGGCCAGAGCCAGCAGTACCATGCCCGGAGTCAGCAGCTTGCGGGAATGCAAGCTGGTAATCACCAGGTTCGGCACGTACAGGTAGTTGGCTTGCTGCACTTGACCGTAGGTCATTTGCTGCTGCACCTGCGGGTACCAGGCCAGGTCAACGTAGCCAGTAGCAGAGGTGATGACGTCTTCGGATGCGAAGCCGAAGGAGTCGTCCTGCTGCATGCCTTGCTGACGGTTCTGTGCCACCAGGTTCATCACGAAGTCGGAACGTACCGGACGACCGGCAGCGTTTTCGATGTGATGATCCGGCATGGTCACGCTGGAGATCAGAACCTGGCTGGAGGTATCCACCTCAGCGATGTTGATGTCGTGGAAGCCCGGTTGATTGGTTTCAACAGCCATGGCGGAAGCCTGCATGGCGGTAGTAGCCAGTTCACGGACACGCACTTCATCGTCCAGTTTCAGATCAGCCGGTACCACGGAGGCGCGGCCGGAGAACAGACGGTTGGTGCTGAACAGACGGCTCAGGTGCTGATGTACAGTTTGCTGCATCACACGGTTGTAGGCGTCACCCACAACGCGCTGCACTTGGTAAGTCTGGCCTGCTTCTTGACGCTGGATCGGAGCGATCGGATCGATCGAACCTTCCATGATCAGGATGTGGTAGCCCACACCAGCAGCTTCTTGGCCCGGTACAGTACCGACCACGGCCAGCACAGAAACATTCAGCTGCGGGAAGTCAGCGACATCCATCTTCACAGTCTGGTAGGCGAAGCCAGTGTCGCCGTTCTTCAGTACCGGTTTGATGGCTTCATCGAATGCACCGAGGACGGCGCCAGCCGGGCCACGCGGTACACGCGGGGTGATGGACTGACCGATGGACGACCAGTTGCCGCGATCGCGCTTCGGTGCGCTGTAGCCGAAGTCGGCTTGTTGTTGCTGGCCAGATGCTTGGCCACGTTGTTGAGCTTGGGTGTTGCCGGTCGGCACTTCACGGTCGATAGACATTTGCGTTATTCCCTTCAAAAGGTGTGGTTAATCGTCGACGATTGATTCAGTTACTGGATATACCAGGCTGTGATCATGTTAGTAATATGTGGCTGAAAAAATTTAGAATGCTGGTTGAGGTATGGTTTTTACCTCATATCCGCTATATCTCCTTGGGGGTGACCCAGAGGATCGAGAGCGATTATGTACTCTTGCATACTATAGGGATACAACGTGTAAAAAAATACCTTAACTCTTTTCCCTAGTTTGTTGCAGTACTTTAAAAGGTAAGATTCCGATGTGCGTCAGGTGACTAACGCTTCGTTCCTTCATGTTATTCCACGCAGGTAGTAAATCTTTACATCTTTCCGTCGACTTAGGTAAACCGATGGCTGTGGTAACATGGTGCTTGGTGAAATCAATCAGCTGGCAGATAACGTTGACTTTGTCGTAGTTGCCTGCAGCGATGGCTGCTTCAACGGCATCAAGGATGATTGCTGTACAGCGTGTGTGTTTCGCTGTAGACCAAATGTTGGCTGTATTCAGTAACGACTTGACTTCATCGCACAGCTCACTATGGGAATAGGCGCTATCACATTCGGCTGATACCTTTACATCCATCAATGCTGCGGGGATTGGAATATCCACCTGATCCAATAGAAACTTCGTATCCATCATGTTTACTCCTTAAATGGTATAGTCAATAAATCGGATCACGTCCATGTTTGATCTTTTCCAACGGCAAGTGGGTGCCAGCTTTGCCCAATACACGCCACCTAACTGGATGAACATTAAAAGCCAGTTAGGCAGTAACATTCAGCGCATTAAGCGTTACTATGGCGAAAACCCTACTGCGGTTAAGGCTGATCACATTCTGGCTAGATTGATCACCTCAATTGCTATTCCTAAGAGTCTGGAATTACCCCGCTACTACGATAACGTCCAGCGTGTCTCAATGGATGTCGCAATGGCGTTATTTTTCACCTCATCCATTTCGTTTGGACGAGTGAAGGGGAATGACTTCTATAACTGCCCTGAAATTATCTTAGCTGATTTCTCTGGGTTTGACTACGAGTACGTCGATACCCACTGGCGGGACGTGTCAGCAGTGAAGGTGGATTACCATCCTTATACTGACATGAACATGATTCTACCTGAGCCTAGCCACTATCAGCAAGTAAATAACTTGGCAGTGATTCGAATCAATCCTGCAATGTTGATGGTGCAGTACCGAGCATTCCGTGCCGAAGAAGAAGCTATCTCTTCATTGACTGGTGAAGATCAACGTTCGCTATACCAGTTCATTCGCATGCATGTGCTGCCTAACATGCTTGATACTCATCTAGACCATGCTGTTCTAAATCGCATGACTAGGCTGATCAATGGCGTGGAGATGATCCCTATGCGGTATCGTCACTCATTCGCCTTGATTGAAATGCAGAGTAAAGTAGATGAGGCCTTGGCACAACAGATTCGTTATTACAGTTTAGCTAATCGTAGTTTCGAAGTCATGTTGCATTCAGTTCCATTGATTGCCCATTCACGTATGGTCGATCTACTAGAGAAGCCAGAGATTGCGCCAACTCAGCAAGTGATGTGGGCACTGGAATTGTCAAAGTTACCAGCGATTCGTATGTTGATGCTATTGTCCCCAGACATTGCAAAGACTGCAAATGCTTCGTTCATTAACAAAACTATTCGCTATCTGGTACAACTAAAAAACAACCACATTCTTAGACGTATGTTGCCAGCCAACATCGTAAAAGAGGTTGAACTGGATGTTGACGATATCTTGAATCTGTTGGGTCGTAACTACTAACGTCATAAAAGAGAGGAGAGAGGTCACCCTCTCTCCTCTTATGCCGCTTAATAGTAATCTGACACGAGTACAGGCAGGTTGGCACCTTTCTGTGTAGAATAAACACCCAGTGATTCCAGGATGTGGTAGAACACGGTACACACATTATACATCATGCCGCGAATATCCATGGCATCCATGATTTCTTTTGGAATGCCATTGTTCATGCTAATAACTTCGCGACTCAGGATAATGGAACCCAAGTAGTTCTTATTGTGACGGTTCATCCACGCGGCCAAACGTGCGGCCAATTCCTGATCAGCCATCCCTTTCAAGTATGCTTGAGTAGCTGCCGGGGTGTCTGTAGTCAGAGAGATACGAATACCGTCGTATGGTGGTGGCGGGCACGGACCATACTTCGGTTCGAATACTTCTTTCCACAGCGTGTAGTTGGTGTACGGCGATTCGGTTTCCGACTTAGTGTAGGATTCAGGTACGTTGATCTTGGCACGACGGAAGTAAGAAATCTCACCCGCTGCAATTTCATCACGCACACTGCGCTCCATATCACCAATAGTCTTTAGGACTTCCGCAATCTTGATCTTCTCGCCTTTCACGATAGTGTACATGATCTCTTCCATCATCTGCTTGGCACGCTTATTAATGCGTTCCGGAGCATTAGACGATTTCATGTGCACGCCTTTGATCTCTGTCTTATAGTCTTTAAAGACGTTACCTTCTTGACAGGAGATAATGGCATAGTAGTGTTTGGTCATCTGGGTAGCTACGAATACGTCGAACTTGAATTCGTTCTTCATCGCTACCTGATGGATACGCTCAGTCACTACCCCAAAGTTTGCCGACATGATGGCAAGAATGTGGGTAATGGCTTGCGATGCCAGGAAGATCATTACTGCCGCCACTGCATTATCGTGATCGCTAAACCCCAACTTACCATTAGTCCATACCACCCAACGCTCTACGGTAAAGATGGTGGAGTCAGTATCTGACGTAATGGCTACTTCACGCACCATAGTCGGCAGATGTGCCAGCGATGGCGGTAGGTTGGAAGTCACGAAGAAACAGCGAATGAAATCACCGTACTCCATGATAGTGTTAGCGATGTTATTAGCGGTCGCCACAACACGTTCGTATTTGTCAGTACCCTTGATATCGTTAATGTGCTGCAAGCCACGGGTTTCTTCAGCGCAGACCTGCTTAGCCAAGTTAACGAAGTCTTCAGGAATACTTTTCATCACAGCATCAAGATCAGTACCTTCCGGCATGGTAGGTACTTTCATTGCCAGCTGTAGAATGAACTTACGAACCATGTCACCGTTATACAGCGAGATGCTATACAGGTCTCCCGTATAGAGCACCGCTGCACACTGCAAAGGTGTCAGTAGTCGAATAAACGACTTGATGTGGTTCATGGCCTTAACACTACGCCAGTATTCACGGCTACAGCGCACAACCATTTCAATTACCTGGTCATGGGTCGGCGCTACTAGCTGGAACTTCTCCATTACGGCTTGGAGTTGTGCATAGTCTGTATTGTTAACAATGCTCACGATATTGTTCAGCGCAATATCTGGACGATGGTAATGGCGATTACCAGCTACCATACGTTCATTGTTAGCATTGCCGTAACCAGAAGTAATACGGCAAGTCGAGGTCAGGGTAGAATGAGCCGTCTTGTTAAAGAGCGGAGTACCGCCCGAGTTATGGGCACCCGACAACGAGTTGTTATTGATCTTCTTGTTAGCCTGGTTGTTCTTCTCAATAACGTAAGTAACTTTGTCACCTGCCATTTCGGCACGGAACATGGCTTTTTTGTGTACGCCACGCTTCTTTACGTTATCGTCAATGAAGGTTACATATGGCGATGCTTTACGATACGGATGTGCATAGGTAGTCAGGGTGCCGGCAATCAACTCACGTTTCTGAATAGACTCACCCAGATAACCCATCAGGGTGCCGACTTTCTTTTCACGATCACCATTAGGACCGCGTTCCAGGTACATTACATCCGGATCTTTTTTCTTTTCTTGTACTTTCTTTTCTACGAAAGCGCGAATGGCTTCTTCCGTATGGCCAGTTGCAATCTTGAGATACGCTACCGCATCTTCAATGTAGTGTTCAACTGGACGAATATCTCGTTTATAGCTGTCTTTTGGGTTAACAAACACCCCAGTGACTGGATGACTCATTTTACACCCCCGTTAGTCTGCACAGTATACAGCGGATGTGTATTTTTTAAATAGCGGCATATAAGCAGGCTTTCGCCTGTGGTCTAAAAGTTAGCAAAAAAAAAAAGAACCAGAGGAGCTTGGGAGGACTCCTCTGGCACGAGTTAAATGCACTTCACATGCCCCATAAGCAGTAGTTGGTGCTGGACAACACCCCATTGTACGCTAAGTGCGCATCCCGAGTTACCGACAAGGCCACCCTACTTCCGAAGGTTCAGTGTGGACAGTGCCGATTAACCAAGGTCTCAACGTACAACAGGCTGCAGTCTAAACTGGTCACTGGCTATAAGACGATTTGCGTGCGAATACCGACGCTTCCGACGGCTTATCGCTACGTCAACCGTGGTTTTTTTGGCCGGCTTTCCGCCACCTAACCACGACTGCCATTACCCAGTTTATTATACAACTTACGTGTTAGTCTTCACGTCGTACCGTTTATTATCTGTTCACAGGGGACTAGACTGAGACCAGATAAAAGTAAAACCAGATCGATTAGACGATAACTCTTCGACCGGGGAGTACGTGCTCCTATGACATGTTACCATGTTTCGTCTTTATTTATATACCGATAGACTCGTCAGATAGTGTCGGTAAAGGTACTAAGCACTCGTCGCCTGCGTGGGCGACAAAGCGACGAGTGCTGTTCCCTTTTGAAGGACGCGGAGACATCATGCGTACGGGTAACCAATCCGTTGTGGCCTGAACTGCTAAAACGAGGAAAAGCAATCAATGGCCGGATGTTCTCCAAATGATGGAGATGATTGGTATTTTTTTACGCACTACATTAGACCAGCGAAATTTCCAACTGGTCAAAGCCATTACTGATGAGCGCATTTCGAATAGCTGGAACATCAGATACATTCACGCCAGAGACCACTATGTTAACCCTGGCGGCTTGGATCTGGGTGATTGTGTCCGGATTGATCCAACCAGTGGAGAGGATGGTTTCTTGGCCAGAGTCCAGACGCACTTTGATATAAGTGTAATCATCGGGATTCGGACTAGAACCCGCTGGCAGATACGGCATTAGCTGCTGGTGTGCCGCAGTAATGTCTGCAAACAGTTCAGCAGTAGCACGATCGAACTCAGCTACGACAGTCAGGTTGTTAAAGCGATTACCCAAGATACCGATTGCTTCCGGCCACGGCTGAAAGCTATACGACTGCAGTACTTGGAAGTTAGTATTGGACATAATGACTCCGTTTAATCTTCTAAGTGAATCAGTATCAAGGTACCATTCACCAAAGAGAAGTTCTTGATTGCAAAGTTGGTGTAGAACTTACCATCTTCGAAACCACCGATTTTATATTTCTTTAGGGCCAAACAATAGTTTAAGGCCATGTGCTTCATGTGGTAATGTAGCACGTCACTAAACATGGTGTAGCCACATGAGAAATCAAGAGACCCCAACAATAGCTTGGTGGTTCTGACTTCTTCTACTCGCACATCGATGGTGGGCTCATTCAGGCAGATCTCGTCGAACATATTAACAATGCCTTGTTCGATGAGGCTGATGAGTCGCAGTTTATCCTCAGCGGAGAGCTTCGACTCATGGATGAGCTTAACTGGGGTCAGGAATACTTCTTGGTAATTAGCAAAACCGACCACATCAATCAGCGATACACTCACACAATATCGACTATCTACGGCTTCCATTTCAATTATCCCTTTATTCTCGTCTATGAACTTAGCAACAAATACTGGACCAAAGTCACTACTTACAATCGTGGTTTCCACGTAAGTTAAGAAGCGCCGCATAGTTTTGCTATGTTGCGTGATCCAATCCTGATCTTCACCAGGACCCATGATTTCTGCAATGTAGTTTGAAAGCGCTACTGATAAGGCAGTGACATGGCCATTAGCCAACAGATGCAGATACTCTAGCAAGGCATGCATGAGGGTATCTGGATCAATTGGCTTCCAGCGACTAGTGTCTATCTGGTGCATAGGTTAATCCTTGCCTTTAATAGTGCATACAAAACTCTCGTTGTTAAGGATACGTAAATTGCTAGCCTCTAAATCTGGGTTAAGCATGTACCGGATTACTACGTCATTTAACGCTTCCTGTGCTGGCATGCCTGAGGCATACAACATACCCGAGGAGAATGGTGAGAATCCAAGTGAATCGTCCAATACACCACCGTCAATTAGGTCATCCATTACTGCAGCGATCCCACTGATATCTGAAGCATACGGGTCACTCAGATTAAACATCTGAATGGAATTATTGAACATGTGGGAGAGTACTGCCTCGCGACAGAACTCCCCGACATGCTCGTATGCCGCATTGAAAAAATCGTTTACTTCAGGTGGTAGTGGGAACAATGTGCGAACGCCATTGCTCATACCTTAATCTCCAGTAGAATGGAATCTCCAGTTACCCAGCGACAACTCTTTATGGTCAGACCTTCGATCTTCTGTTTGAAGTACCGAAGCAATAACTCATTCAAGTAGTCATCCAAGAGTTCACCGATCAATTCCAAACGACAGACGTTCTTGGTGTACTCATACATCATGACACCATAGATAGGCGGGTTACGTTCTACCCAGGAATCGTAAGCATACACCAAATGCTCGCCAAGACTACTCATGTTAAAGGGTTCTGGTTGACGTTCGATATGTCTCCAGAACTTACCTTCAGAACTGAAGTAATCTCTGATTACACCACGCAACCCACCCTCGTAGAACTCCCAAAGATAACGATTAAGTTCAACGTCGTCACGCTTGTCGAATTCTCGTAAGATGGGTTCCATTGTCAATAGAACGTTCATGTTACTGTCCCAGACTCAACCATTCTGCGGTTGGTATTGTAATCACCACACCGTTATCGGTGAATGAAAACGCCAGGTATTGACTGATAGAGTGGAACTCTACAGCGGTGAGGTTACCAAATACAATCCCCATTTTGCTGCTAAGCGCTTGGTTAAACCATGGGTAATAGCTACCCAAGAGAAACTGCAACTTTTGGCTGCGGTATTCCACATCGTTAGCCGCTTCCATGAAGATATCCAAGAAGTCCTGCACCACCGATGCTGGCGACAACGAAGGTTCAAACGACATGAACGAATGTTGGCTGTTAGCTTCGGTGATTCGATTGGGTAGAATACGTTCGATCTGCAAAAAGATATCCGTCAGATCAATGTAGATAGTTTTGGTAATATCAGTCACTCCATTCCCCCGACTTTACCTTTTCATTGTACACATGGATCCGATAGTCGATGGTTTTCTCAATGGAAACCTCTTCGCCATGCAAGACCTGCAAATGTACCTTGTAGTGATCGTTACCCATGAAGTCGTCAATCATGGACTGTACTGGATGGATGATGCGCATCACTTCATCGTAGATCTTGTCCAGTTCATTATCCTGATGCTCAGTCATATCGCAAGCAGCTGGAAAACTACCCGGTACCAAGTGATTACGAATGATGTCAATCACACCAGTGTTTTTGATCTTGGTCAACATGAAATGATTCTGCAGCTGACGTTCGATCAGGTTCTGGATCAACAGGAAAGCCCGGTGCGGCAAATACGGCTTATCTGCCAATAGAGCACGTGCCCGATATGGTAGTACCAGTTCATCTTTGTCGGTAAAGATGTCACCGATAATGAGATTGCGGTTATCCAGTAATTGTTGTCCAATCACCTTAACCACGCTACCATCCCGTGCGTACTGAATGTACTGCTGGTGCGGTAGGATGATCGGCGACGAGTTGATTGGGATATACAGGCCTTTGTCATATGGTCGCATTCTATCGCCAATCAGGTCTTCCAATTGCTGTGCACACGACAGCAATGGTATCGTCAGTCTGCGTTCAATTTCCATGGGGCTCTTCTCTCTTGTATGACAGCACTAGCGTACCAGCTATGAGATCAACAGCGACTGGATTGTCGCCATAGATTCGATGTCCATGGTAGCTCAATGCTTTATGTAAGTGCGGGTATCTGTTCAAGATGTGGGCGTAGAACGTACGGTACGGTTCTCGTGTTGAGATGTGGTCCAGTACGTTGTAGCCAAAATTCTTGGTCAGGTATTCTTTATAGAAGTACAGTACCATTTTAATAGTACTGTAGCTGTTAAGGATAGCTTCTAGATCAGGCCTTGCTTTAAGTGCATAGTGGTGTAGCTCGCTCCCAACTTCGCCAATCACCACGGCTTGATCCATCACGTCATGCAGGGAGACTACGCCATTCGCGGGAATAAAAACCCTTCCCATGAAAAGTTTGCCTTCCATTACTGTATCTCCTAGGATCCATAGAATCCACAAAGTGTGTATTTTAAGGCTGTAAAACGGCATAAGAGCGCACGAACCCCGAAGGACCCATGCGCTCTATGTCTGCAGCTTGAAAAACTTTCCTATCGACCTTAAAATGGATTTAAACGATAGATAGGAAAGGGGTCGGAAACCGACCCTCTTCTTTGTTTGCAGCATCACACTGCACGGCCAAGGTTGAGGTAAGTATAAACCCGATGCGAATTCGCTTTTGATTTGAATTGGTCACCAGTTTATCCACATGCCACAATGTAGCCCTATCGACATGTGCCGACAGATTTGTTTGCGGTACGTCCAACTAACTCATACGCTCCCTCGAGTTAACGATTTGGCAAAGTTAGTTACTTCCAGCAAAGCGAGCATCACAATGGTTTCGTCTCGTTCTGAACTCCCCCTTTAGGAGTTGATTAAGACTGTTTGCCTTTTGGCAAGAAACCCAGACTGTTTCTATAATCAGTGCTAGGCGGGCCGTCTTTACGGGCTCGTAAGCAATTACCCAGTAAACAAAGACTGTATCAAGTGATGCGAACAATGCGATGTAGAGGAAGCATACTATTGCTACAATCCACATAACACTCATCCTGCACGTCTTCAGTTTCATCTAGGTACGGGGCTAACCTGACACCCTTATGACAGTGCTTGTCCGTCACCTTGACGCGTAGTTGTATCGGCAAACTGCGTGTCGCCGAGATTGATGGGGCCACAAGATAGGCCCAAACCAAAGACGCCAGGAAGATCAGCCATTCCAGGTCAAAGAGCACGGTAGCAAATGCGTCTTTAACCACAGATACGGTTTCGATCCATCCCAGCATCTTCACTCCCTTGAATTACAGAACGGTACCGGATTCGGTATCGCTAGTCAGGCCGGAGAATACCGACTTACCACGCACTCGTGCAGCTGCTTGTTCGTTCAGATCACGCAGGATGCTATCGAGTTCAGATACCACTACTTCAAAGAAGCCATCGGCGATGATGTAGTGAATCGGTGCCATGTCGCGCAGGTATTCCGCTTCAGACGGCAGGATGCCAGTGCACTGGTAGTCCACCACTTTATGGAAGTCAGTGGAGTTCTTGTCAATGGCCAGTGTGCAAACACTGATCACATGACCCAGCTCTTCGGCGATCTCCGAGAACTTGGCAGTCACCATCGAGAACACAGCCAGCTGCGGCGGAACTGCGCCACCAGTGGTCTTCGGGAAGTCCAGCCAGTGGGTGATGTCGGAGGTATCCAGACCAGAGGTTTCCACCGCAGTCATGGCAACCAGAGTTACCAGTGCAGAGATGTCGGCACGAATGCGTTCATCAACCATGGATTGATTCATGGTCTTGCTGTTCTGGTAGTAACCCATCACTACCGGGAACTGACGGCGCTGGCTGATGTTGGCGTACGACTTGATGGTCTTGATGGTGTTTTCGATCTCGATCTTCGAGCTAGTCGAACCCACAGTCAGTACCACTACGTTGTGGCCACGTTCAATCAGTTCGGAAACCAGTTCCGGAGCAATCACCGAACCCGAACCACCGGAAGCCGACGACACCACGATGTTGAAATCACCTGGCTTATGCTGCAGCAGGATTTCGCGAATGTGCTGGTTGATGACTTGGTAGTTCTCACGACGGATTTTACCGGAGCCGTCCAGATCTTTGAACAGGTATACGGTATTGGTTTCTACCGAGCTGGGCAGATTGCTGCGGCTGGTGTCAATGTATGCCGGGAAGATCTCGACATTGTTACTGCGGGTCAGGGCGTTCAGATTGGTATTGGCAACGATGTTAGTGCCGGCACCACCGCAGCTATAGATCCGTACAGTTTTATTGCTCATTTGCTTTATTCCTCGTTTTTAAAAATCACACTAGGTTGAATAGTGCACATGATTGAAGCTAGGAGTGTAAATTTATACCCACGACAGGTTATTGTCGTACGACTCCACATTGATGATATGTGTCTAAAAGCTTTTTCATTTGTATAGGAGACTGCTATGGCTGTCTTGAAAAAAGCCCTCGGTGACTTGTCATTCAGAATCCCACCACACATTCTTAATGCCGTATTCATCGAGCGGTTCTTTGATTATCGCTCACGTCCTATGTCGCTAGAAGAAGCGATCATGGCGCGAGTGATTCGACCGCGAGTCATGATGGACTGTGATATTGTAGGTGGCACAGAAACTGTTATTGACATTTCCAATGTACCATCTGAACAAGTTGATATCACGACTTGGGTATTGCGTATCCCTAAGAGTAAGACGCAGAATCGTTCTATCATTTCTGTTTTGGGTGTGACTTTTGTACGTCCTGATAATCGGGCGTATGTTAACACCCCTATGGCTAATGCTGGCTCTTTGATGATGAGTGCCAATGCCTTGATGCAAGTACAGACCACGCCACCTAATCTTTCTACACATCGCGTAGACCTGATTGGTGAGAATGTAATCTTGCTATCGGAAACCTCTTACCTGCAGCCTGCAATGCAGTTGCATTGTATACTGGGTAGTGACGACCAATTGTCACATATCAAGCTGCGGTATTACTTGATGTTTTCGCGCCTGGTTGAGCTGGCAGTGAAGTCGTTCATATACAATGAATACATTGTTGAAATGGACATGGCTGAATTGCGGGGCGGTGCTAACCTTGGTCGTTTCAAGGACATCATTGAAAACTACAGTGATGCGGAACAGGAGTATCAATTGTTCCTAGCTGAGAAATGGAAGAAGTGCTCCATGATGAACGATGAACTATCCCATTCACGTTACATCAATGCACTTATTGGCGCTAATCGCTAATTGAAGCAAAAAAAAAAGAGTGGGGGCAACCCCACTCTTTATGACGGTTATTTAATTTTCAACCGATAATCCTTCTCGATCAATCCAACTGTATCGCGATTGGATCGGCAACGCATAAACGGATTCCACCAGAACAGGCCATTCTTCTTGCGTTTGAAATGACCGCGCACCATGTGGGCACGGTGTTCGTTTCTTAAAGAAGCAGCCTCACGGAAGCCTCGTTCAATATCGCTTATGGACGTATATTGCTTTTCTTCTCGATAAATGTCAAGAATGTGGTATTCATACAACGACTGGAAATTCTTCGGCACCATGCCAAGTTCTTTCTTGGACGGTGTATATTTAACACTAGCCACGTTACTGACATTAAGATACAACAGAATTTCTCTAGCAGCGACCAAGAGAATCGAGGCACGCTCTTCTAGTTGTTCAAGTGTACCTGCTAGTTCTGGGTGCTTAGTGTAGTCACCGTATATTTTTCGATAGACCATTTCACCACTACTGTCTCCTGTTGTTCCTTTGACGAATCTGAGTTCGATCAGTGCCGATACCACCATGTTTTTCTTAGGAACATGGTAATTTTTAAGCAGTTTACTGTGGCCGGCGATTAACTTCATGTACTCGTTACGACTGTCAGAGTACACTACATGCATTATAAATGCATTTTCTTCATGGGGATCCTCTTCCAAAAGAATGCCGCCAGAGCTGTTTTCAATAAACACACTGCTGAATGGTAATTTAGATGCGTATTCATGCTGCAGTTCCATACGCTTATCCCTAGCTGCGTCTTCCTTTGCAAAGACTTCAATTAACGGCGATATTTCACCGATCACTTGAGTACTGAGGTTCATGAAGTTTTCGGGCACTATGATCTTTTTAGCACCCATTATCCTGATCCTGAGTTGATTAAGTTCAGTTTTTGTGATCATTGGGACGTGTAGAAAATTGTCCAGACTTTCGGCTACAGCTTGGGATACTAGCATGGCGTTAATCCTCTTTATTTAGGGTATTACCCGTTAGTACATCTCGATGGCCCAGTTGGTGTCCAGCTGGATGTACGTTTTGTGATTGCGATACCAAACATGCATATCCGGGAACTGATCCTGAATATCGTCAAGTAAGGTGCCGTTTTGTTTGAACCACTCTGCGCCTGGACCACCGACTGGGAGATGGTCTACAACGAGATTCTGATAATCGTGATCAGAGGAACCTTTAGCAATCTCACGACGATAGAGTTTGATGTACTCCACCACCTTCTTGGCCGACTCCATCTTCTCGCCAGTCTGGAGGCGTTTGTATTGCCGAATAGCACGGATGTACAGCACACAGTGGAACCCATTCTTGAATAGTTCCATTTCATCCTGAATCACTGGAAGAAGACGCTGTGCTTTTAAGCTAATGCCAAATACCCTGTTATATGCCATTCGTTGATTAGACTCGTTGCGAGCACGTTCAGTCGTGACGAAGTCACTGGTATATTTCTTTTCAGTGTACTCATTCTTAAATTCCGCTTTCTTGCTACGGAAGAACTTACCGATTGCGGAATAGATCCCGTACAACTTTACTACGTCATTCGGTAGCCCTTGTAGGGCTTGACCATACATAGAGCGGTTAATGCCATCGCGGATTCGTTGAGGCAAAGCGCGGATGATTACTTTGAGATTGGGATTCTCTGCGGTCAACTTGATCGATTCGTTTTGGATCGTCACTTTTGCATTGTTGTTTACTTCAGCCATCTTTCATTCCTCCTTATCGGGCACGCTTCACTAGGTACTTCACCTAGCTCACCATGGTAATATGTAGTTGATTATTTTTAAAATGCGACATAAAGAGAGTGGGGGTTACCCACTCTCTGCTGTGCAGAACTTACATCTCAGGGGCGATAGAGATTTGTACCGTGAAGTGATCAGCCACTGCCACGATTACCAGCATGCCTGCTGCGTTGGTAGTTTTACCATAACGAGTGTAATCAGGCATCAGGTTAAGCAGGCGATCGATATAACCCAGTTGCGAGGATTTCACCCCGTCAGTCAAATGGGCACTGTCGTATTTCGATACCATCTCTACGGCACCCAGGCCATGGCGGAATGAACCAAACAACAGTTCAAACGAGAACACTTCGTAGCTACCGCTACTGGAACCATTATCCGGAGCATAGCGCAAGATGGTTTTGTGCTGATGCATTTCCATGAAAAATGGCTGTGGAATCATGTCACCTAGCGTATTGTGATAGGCACGGGCATCGCCAGACTCTACGTGGATGTGATGCTTACCATCGGCCGGTACCATGTCTGCTGCGTAGTTACGCAGATCAGCAATCACCTTATTCAGGGATTGATCATAGACAGGACCATTGGCATGTTCCTGCAAGAAGGCTTCCGCTACCGTGGTGTGTTTATAGTCATCACACTTCCAGAAGAAGTTCACTTCCTTTTCCACGCCGTTTTTATTCATTTCACTCATGACCAGCTCTCCAGTTAAGCAGTACATGAAATAGCGTCAGCCTGTAAAAAGATAATTACCCCGCGACGTCGATCTCTTCGATAGCTCGACAATGGCTTTCCAAGAAACCTTCCATCATGGCATGGGTAATGGGATCTTCCTTCTCTAGCGCGTAGCCCTTACGGATGTCCGCAATCATGGCTTGTAAGAACTGACGTACTACTTTTGAACACCCATTCAAAGCCTGAATCGTGGGCCTGCCCTTTAGGATGGTGTGGCGTATCACGACTTCGTAATTCCCCGTCTCGCCCATCACCCATAGCACCTTACTACGCTGCTTACTCATTTCCCATCGGAACATCGAAATCCGAAACTCTCGACAGTTCTCCACTCGCTTAATGGCTTTAGGGAAACGACTTAGGTCTTTCTCTAGGCGATCACAGTCCGTCACGTTCCGGATGATCCCTTTCAGATATTGTTTCACTGCGCCATAATCAAACGGATCATAGACTTGTTTATCTGCAATTTCCATCTCGTTAATGCCTTTTTGTTGTATTGTGCAAAGTGCATAGGATTTTCGCGGCATAAAGCCAACCCGAAGGTTGGCTCTTAGTTTAGATCATTTTGCAGCGAAACTATTACCTACATCAATCGCATCGTTAATGGTGGCATCTTCAAACCTGAACTCACCTGTGCGTTCCCATGACTCATTGGCCATTTGGTAAGGCCAAACTGGTTTACGTTCTTGGTAATACTTACGTTGCAAGATCAACTTACGACCAAAGAAGGAAGTACGACAACCAAACTCGTCAGCCGGTACCCAACGAGTATTGTAGAGGACTTTCTTAAAGCCATGGTTGTAAGTAGGCTTAGGTTCAACCCCTCCTTCGTTCACAGTACGCAATGGTGGCGGATCAATAGGTGGTACTGGGGCATGTGTGCTTTTCATGGCTACCTCCTTAAACCACCAACGTAACCAGCTCTGCAAGAAAACCCTGTTCAAATCGAGTCACGACTAACCCTCCAAATCGAAAGGTATATAATAATGAATTTAAAAGAAAGAGTAGGGGGCTCCGCCCCCTACGATTGTACTCGACGCTCCCGCTCCAGGGTCGGTTGCTCCGCTTACCCGACCCCTTCGCTCTGCGTCTGGATGTCGTTCGCTCGCTGTATTCTCTTCGCTCGTGTCGCTCTGCTCACTCGCTTCGAGGCTCGCTCTCTAGTAAAGTATTGCAAACAATAAACACTACGAGTAAAAAATTACTCGTAAGTAAATATCAAACTTAACCTAAAGAGAGGGTATAAGTACCCTCTCTAGTTTATTACGTTAGCTTATGGTTTAGTATTTTTCATAATCCCTAAGGGGATAGAAAATACTAAACCGAATTCACTGGGTAGCTTCGCACTAGGTAAGTAGGATCACTTTAACAAGTGAAAAAAAAAAATAAAAAGAAAAAAGACGAGACTCGGCGAGGCGGCCCGCAGGCAGCCAGCATCGAGGTTGTCGAGGGGTGGGGTTATGGCAGTCATTTTTATTTGATTCAATATACCTTGCCTCATTCTTATGAGCATATCCTTTTTGCGTTAGGAGGGAATTCCAATGAGTGATGACACTCAACAAGTTGAAAATACTATCACCGTGCGTGGTAGTCTGAGCACAGTGTTCTGTGACGCCATTCATGCGGCAATGGGTGACGGTGCTACTCAGGAAAACAAAGAAGAGATCGCTTCGATTGTGGCCATGGAGTCGGCTGCGCAAGATGTGAGTATTATGAACGCCATCGTATCCAAGATCAGCCAAGGCTACAGCATGGTAGGTTCTCCTACCAAACCGTATCCTGGTGTGGGTAAAGTCCTGGTGGATGTGATCGATGCTGCCGATCCTGACGAAGAGCAGTTGATGGATTCGATCTCGATCCTGGATGATGTGGAATACGACAATGTACCGGCAGAGAACTTTGTTCCGGTGATTGTGCTGGATTCCGAGATGCGTCCCGACGTGAAAGGCGTAGTGACTGGGTTTGAATCCATGTGCCGTAAGGTAGGGGTCAAAGTCCACTACGTGCTTCGTAAGGTTAAAGCTTAATTCATTCTAAATAGGCCTGGAAGCCTCATAAACGGCTTCTAAGCGATTTATTTGGCCGGTTTAGGGGATTGGATAGGATAAGCCATGAAAAGTCTTATAAAGGCCGTTTTTGACGAAGGCTGTAGTGGGGTAGAGGCCGACGCTAAACTGGCCCATGACCTGGCTTCTTACGTAGCACGCCTCACGCATAAGAACCAAGACCACATTAACTTCTTCGGGGGCAACCTCTTTGGTGTCGATGTGGTTCGTTTCCTACCAGTAGATCGAGATCTCTGGTTTGATGACATTATCCAGTGTGATGAATTCAGTCTGGATGACGACCTGATTAATCAGGGTCAGTCGATTCAAGCGATTCAGAAACAATGGGAAGTGTCTAGTGATATCATGAACCTGTCGGTTGTTTGGCTACTGCATCGTGTCTACACGAGCACTAAGCTAAAGGACGACCAGAAGCATGAAGCAATGTTGGCGATTTTGCTGGTGTTGCAATTCAAGTTCTTTACCAGTCGATTGTATCGCTACTTCAAATACCCAGCTGACCGGGCAATTGCTGAAGCAGCTTATGCGAAGCTCACCTTCAAATATGCAATCAAGCAGCATGGTAACTGGCTGAAATTGTTCAATGCCCGTTCTGAAGAGATTCTCGCAGAACACAGCATCCACAAAGACGTCATTCGTAAGTTTGACAACGATCTTAAAGTCGTCTACATGCTCAACGATATTCAAGGGCGTATTCGCGACATGTTGAAGAACCTCTACGGGGTATATATCGACGTTCGCAATCAGGGCATCAAGATTAGTAGTCACTCCATGTTGATCGAACACGACGGGGAAGAAGTCCTGCGTGATAAGACCAACGGGATGGCTACGTACATCACTTACTTGAATTCCGTGGTAGGTGATCAAAACTCATTCATCAAGGCTGAGCTGGCAGCCGTGATTGAAAAGATGATGCCCACAATGGCGCCCAAACATTTCCTGACAACTCTGGTGTGGATCTCTGCAAATAGCAATGGTAGTTCTGCAGGGTCTATTCGAGAGTTGCTGGAAACTACTCTGATCCATGCATTTGACTATCTGTCGGAAGATCGGGGAATCATGAAAAACACTTCCGACTTGTCAGGGCTCCTGGCACGTCTTCGTGGTGTCTACATGAGTAGCCGCTCGACAGATCCGACGTTGCTGAAGATCAGGGAGCAATGCGAAACCATGGTGGCGAAAGCGACACAGAACAAAAACAGTTCTGTTTTGTCGTCAGTTAGGACTGGCGTACTGTTGTACATTACCCTACGGGCAATGACTAAACGGTATTACACGACCTAATAACCTCACCACCCAGCTCAAGTGAGGTAGTGCCATGTTCCGGTCACTGATCAGTAATCTGTTCAGCGCCGTCTATCTAGCAGTGGATCGCCTAAAGGGCCATCGTCAGTTTACGGAGAAAGTGGTGTGTCAAAACGGCCTCACCACCATTATCGCTACGTCTACAGAAGGATATCGTGCTACCATCATCATCACCAAAGAAGAGTATGTGGAACATTTCACGCATCGCTATTGGGTGCGTAAGTCGAAACATTATCTTTACACAGTGTCCGCTGAGGTTAGTCACGATGCTCCAGAGTCGCTTAAACATGCGGTGGCCAATGAAGTGCTATTCCCACCCTTACTACCTTGGTTTGTTGGTGAAAAAGCACAAGTGCAACGAGTGGTGCGGTCGTATATCGACATCATCAAAACACGAGCACGCGCGCATAAGCGATAGGCAGCATAAGAGCCGGCACGGGTTTCCCCTGTGCCGGCCTTTATGTCGTTAGTAGTGCACCATTGCATCACTACGTCGAGTAGGAACATTACCGCTAAACGAAGCTGGCCGTTCTGGCCGGCTTGTATGCCGCATCTTACGCTGCTCCTTCGCCTTACGAATCATGTCGTCCACCGAGAAGATCTCACCTTCCTCCAATGTAATCTTCGTCATGATGTAACGGAGTTCACGCTCGTAACGGAATAACAGACTTTCATCACGCTCCTGACCCATCAAAGTAGACAACTCTTCGATGCGGGCCCGGAACTTCTGGTCGCGTTCATTGGCAAGGATTTCACGAGTACTCATGTTCTTCATGCGTTCCGTGTTATCGTTTACCAAACGACGACTATCGATGCCGTAATACTCCAACCCAGTCCCGCAGTAAATCATCCATACCGCCAGCAGCCATGCAATCACCATATCGTCATGTTCCCCTACCGGGTGATCGATACGACCATTACGGGTTTCCAATGCCAAGGTCTGATTGATCAACTCACGATCGTGGACTTTATTAGCAGCATAGCGAGTAGCAATACGTAGCGCTCTACCATACAGCTCATCGCGACTATAAGTACCAGCCCCTGCCGTTGCAAAGCCAAACATCTTCTTATACCGAATCAAGAGTTCTTCTCGACGGATAGTAGACGATTTGATTTCACGGAAACGCTCTGGATCATCCTGTTGTTCATTGACCACTCGGTTAAAGATACGCCTGAACGGATCAATCCCGTGGTTAGGTAACATCAACAACAGATAGTCACAAATAGTACCGCCAGTTGAACGACGTTCAGGTATCAAGGTAGCATTCGGGAAACGTACCATGACATCTGTTACCCAACGAGCAAAGGTAATCAAGTTGGAATTGTTGAACTTACCAGCTGCCACTACATCTAGCGTGTAGGCATCGAGCATCACAAAGGATGTATCGTCACCACCACTAGCATCACTGGTATCCATACCGATCACAAAGTGCGTCGTCTTCGACCGTATTTCAATTTCCGATTCTGGGATGTACCAGCGTAGGATGAAGGAACCAATTGGTGAGATTTCAGAGTACTGTACGGAACGTGCACTCAACGAGATCTGTTCGGCCATCTTAGCATCAAATGGACTAGAGAGACCACCAGATGTCCAGATGTTGAAATAGTCTCGGTTAGCATCCTCACCTTTTTGTACCGATTCTTCCAACTTACGTTTTAGCCATTCATCAGTCTTACCGAGTTGACGATGGTCAAAGGTACCATTGATACGGATCACCCCGTTAGAGGAGTTAGCCGAAATCATTTCATACAACTGCTCTTGACTACCCGCATCATAGAAGTGCTCATCCCAAACAGCAGCCTCTTTCATCAGGTTGTACACATAACGGCCATCACGGTCATCTTTCTTACCGGCAGTGGTCGTCATGATGGTACCATACGGAGAACCGGACTTCATAGCGGCATCGATAGCGGCACCACCAGCTGCCAGAGCAGCAGGTAGGGCGATCTCAATGTTAGGTTGGAATGGCGGTTCGTCAATATGGAAGATTGGCGAAGTCAAACCACGACCCATGTTAAGTGCGCGCTTCGGAGAAGATTGCGGTACATGAGTCTTGTAGACGTTGTTCAGGTTAGTGCAACCCATCTCTTCGCCGTTGTTAGGATCTTCTTTTGATTTGTTGCGCAGATAAGGTGGCAACTCATCAAGAATATCTTTCAAGCGTTTAATGTTAGCACGCCGTAGGCTGTCATCCTTAGTCAGCAGGTTGATCTGTGAGTTTTGACAGAGGATGCGCATTAGCAGCGTCATCAACATGTCAGTAGAGAATGACTTACCTGTCTGACGTGGTTGAATCAGAATGTAGAACACATGGTTAAAGAAACACCAGAACAAAGAGATGTTTGCACGGTTAGCTTCAAAGGGACTACCTTCTCCGCCGGCTACCGCTGGTGCTCTAGCTACTTCTCGGAAGAAGTACCATGGATTGATCTTACATTCAGTGGCAATCATTGCCTGCTGTTCTAGCGTCAGGTTAGGATCATACGGATCCACACCTTGTAATCTAGGATTTACCAACGCCAGCAAGAACATGTGGTTCCGAATACCCATTTTGCGAAACAGCATGGCGGTTTTCAGGAACGAAATATTTCTTGTTTTAACGTCGGCTATAGCAGTCGGAAAGTACTGCCAGTCCTTTTCGTATAAAATCATGCGCATGCGTGCGCCCTCCTACAAGTAAAGAGAGACCCTCACCCTATATGGGTAAGAATCTCTCTTTGTCTTGTTTAAGTGTTGTAGAACACTGGCAAACCGGCAATGCTCAGATAGAAATCGGTTTCTGGCGTGCGCTTGAAGAAGAGCACGTAGATTGTCGAACTATCTGCGAGCAGATCGTTGATGACAATTTCGGAGTTCCATTGCTCGATGGTGTATTCATAGCTTTTGCCATTAGGCAAGATGACCATGAACATGTTCGGCGTTGGTGCCTCTAGCTCAATTGCCGGATTGTACAACGGACGGGTTTCTTTGTAAGTACGCTGCAACCAATTCTGAAGTTCTGTCTCACCCATGGTCAGATTCAGACGCTTCAAGTTCTGGTTGATGAAAGTTAGTGCAACAGCGTTCTCACGACCAAATGGCGGATTCTGTGCCATTTCAAAGCCGATGATCCACTGCGTACCAGTGTGGTCAGCACCCGGACGCATCAGAGCAATGTCGATAATCTGCGTGTGAATGTAGTTCTTAAACACACCATTCACATCACGCAAGTTGATCGATACCGACAGCCGTTGATTCGAACCGTAAAGGATCGGGTTAAACGGTGCAGTGTTTTCATTGATGCGCACGTAAGGAGTAACATGGTAGTACTCTTTACGATCCAGGTTCAGCATCCACCAGTCCAGACGGTAGCCATTAATGGCATCCACCCATACCGGATAACCATACAGCTTCATGCTGTACGTACCTTCGGCTTTCACCGTAATCAGTTCGTACCGCTCACAGATGTAATTGGTAGCCCCAGTGGTGTTGCCGTACATCACTTCACCCGGCGACAGGTTGTACTTGAGGATTACCGGTAGTTTCTGACCCACTACAGTAGACAGGAACTTTTCCAGACCGAACACTTGGAACTTGGTACCGTCTACAGGCATCCGCAGTTTGGAGCCATCACTGTAATGCACCACACCAAACAGATTGAGACCATTGGTCGGTACGTTGAGCGGATACTGAATCAGCTTGTGATCGGAATCCGACAGGAATGGTGTTTCTAGCGAAATGCCAGTTATGTATTTCTGCGAAGTGTCCGTCTGACGGATGAACGAGGTTTCCACCGCCATCAGCTGACGCATGCTTACTACCCCACCATCAGCAGCATAGGCTACGACAGTCAGGACCTCACCATTCTTGATGTCCTGCGAGGTATAGCAAGCAGAAACAATCTTGATCGAATGGTTGGTAAGTTCACGTTCCGCTACCAGTTCCAACGGTACATTAGTACCAAGCAGATTGCCGGACGGATCGTAGAAGGCACTGACTACTTGAGATGTGCCATCCAGTTTCGAACCACGGAAGATCTGCACATGACTGGTCATCGAACCACCGAAGCGCAGACGGGTATCCACGGCCAGAGTATTCGGCACCACACTCTTATCGACGTAGATGCGATACGTGTCAGATACAGCACCACCTTCAGGACCCATCAACAGGTCATCGGTAGACAATGCTACTTCCTTTACAGTTTTGATTTTCACTGTGCGGGAGATCAAAGTAGAGGGATCTACTTCAATCACTTTAAAGCGTTCATCGGTATCCGTATCGATAATGTAGTCACCTACCTTTGGTACGTACTTATTCAGTGCCGTCGTGCCAGTGTAGATCTCATGCAGCGCCCAAATAGTCCAACGCGCGCTCGGATCATAAACCGGCACATGACCGTCACTGCCAAAGACCGTGACGATATTTGTAGTATCAACCATTGCTTATCCTTTTTTACATACCGTGGATGCGAACAAAATTCGACAGATCAATGGATCCACCCAGGTAGTAGTCAACCACCATCTTCAAGAACTTATACTGATAGATTGTTGCGTCTACCACGAATGTCCAAGGATGGGGATGCACTTCAACAAAATACGGGTCAGGCTCTTGGCCGTCTTTCTTCGGATCGTACTGAATGAGCCATTCGTACGGTGTGCAGAGTTCTTTCACCAGGGCAGTGCTGTAGTGCTGCTTGAGACGATCATCCCACAACACACCAGACACTAGGTCAGCCAGAATGCGACTGATGAAAGGACTGACTACCGGATACTTAGCTGGAATCGCAGAGGGTGAATCGATCTCCATCTCAGGACTCTTCAGCGTCATGTACTGGGAGATAGATTTATCGATCATCCGACTACGCTCCCGCATTTCCAGCGTCTTACCTAGAGTAAGGTTCCGGAAAGGCACCAGTAGATCCTGCACGATATATGGCGCACCATTGGTCGCATCGATAGGGCGAACTGCTAGATCACTTTCTGCAAACAACAATTCACTCTTGTCGTAAATGTAACCATCAACAGAAATGTGTTGAATTCGATCATCCCGCAGATCGTAACGGTTGTTCTTAGAAAGTACGCCATGTTGAATAAAGCCATAGTCAGTAGGCGGCTCCATTTGGAAGGCACTGTCGCAGAAACCCGTACACCGCACCGCGATGCTTTGTGCTTGTTTGTCGGCTTTTACCAGATACTTCTTATTGGTAATCACCACCGTCGGAAACTTGATATAGTAATCAAGGTTTTGAATTAGCTTACGGCCATTCAAAAACAATTCCAACGTACCCATCGGCACTTGCATCGTTTGCGTAGCAATTTGGTTATTGCGCAATACTTTCTGCGTGAGATCAAACTTAAGCAGACCGTTACTTACTGACAGTTGCAACTGATAGGCCAAGTTCATGGCATTGCTGCGGACCATGGTGTACGTTTTAGTCGGATCGACAGCCCAGGTGAGTACGTTGTTAGCGGAGATAACATACATCCCACCATTACCCGTCACATCCCGCCATTTGTTATTGGGTACCCCATCAACAATATCGCAAACATACATGCGATAATCGATAGCTGGATCCAATACCACTTGCATGGCACCGTAGGTTTCATCGATACGACTGTCAGACAGACCTACAATCTGCTCTACGATATCAGTCAGTTCATTCCGAGTGGTATACTTGGCACTGTTGATGTGCGGGTACCATCCCAACAACTTACCAGCCGCATCGTATTCGTACGCCGTAGAGTTCTTGCGCAAAGCATAGGGAACATCAACTACATGTAACAAAGACTCTACTCGTGTCTTAGATGGCGTTTTACCGATCAAATAAGCAATGGCATTGTAACCATAGGCATTTTCAACCATCGCTTGTGGCAATTGCATCACATCACTACGCATGATTTCAGCGTAAGTGCTTTGCTCCAGTACGTCAGCGCGCCAGTTCGGAACGACCGAGTTGATACCCAGCATGGCATTACGGATGTCCTCATCGTCGAGTTTGTACAACTCGTTAATGCGGTTGTTCTCTGGTACCAAAGTACGATTCCAGCCACCCTTACGGATATAAGCAATTATCTGTAGATTGGTCGAGTTATTCCATCCCTCTTGGTAATTCGCAAATGCCAATAGCGTCTGCACAGACATGGAGTAGTCGCGATGCGTAACCATGCGAATAGACGAATCATCATTGCGGTGGAAATAAATCCCCTTATGTCGATTGTTGGTGGTAGGCTTTACCAGATAGAAATCAATGTCATCATGGTAATCAATGTCATCAGAAGCAACTCCAGCATAGTGGAGTAGGAACTTACGCTTCTTATCTAACAGACTGTCAAAGGTACGTAGATCAGCCACATCGAATACGATAGTGCGCAGAACGCTACTATCGTAAATGATTTCTACCACATCTGAAGGTGCCACCGACAGCAAGTCAATCTTGTTAGTGTGATAACCGTTAACATATGCCCAAACAGCACCCGGTCGATTCAGATAACTTTCATACTGAACCTGAAGTGCTAGTATTTCGGTGTTGTTACGCGGAATCCCACTTACTACGTCAATTACCATCTCATCTGGATTGTAACGCTGTGCATTATAGAACGCATTACTATAAACCCGGATATAAAGATCTTCATCGCGTAGATTGAAGTTGATCTTCTTTTGTTCCTTTACCGCAATCACCAGGTTGTTGTCTGGTGTTACCATGTAGTAGGATTGGAACCGTGGCAGTTGAATACCCTTCTCACTGTAAATGTCGACCATCAAGTTATTGGCCTTACAGGTTTCAGAGAACGGAATCCATTGGCCACTGGTATCCAGTAGTCCCATTAAGCTGGGACGCAGTTGACCAATCTGGTAAACGTAATAGCGTTCCTTCTGAGTAGGTAGCTTATACGTCGACCACATGATCTTGGCTTTATTCCACACACCATCCCGAGGACAGATGCGAGCAGGTTTAATCCGTGCTTGTTGATCCATCCTCGGAGCACACCAAACGTGCTGTAGTGCATGGTTAATCAAAAATGTTGACATGCGCCAACTCCCTTAGTCTGTTAGTTATCGTTGGCAATAACGTGAGACAGAGACGACAGTAGCACTTTGGCTTCTTGTGCATTCAGGCGTTCTGCAATCTTGGCGATACCAGCATTGCGATAGCTCTTTTCAGTCAGAGCCGTAGACAGGATCGTCAGGAATGCCGGCGGGTATTCCAGCGCCACGGCTGTCATTTCACGAGCGTTAGTACCAAACCAAGTACCACCAACGATAGCGAACATTACACCAGGGTTGAAGTCTTTCAGGCGGATGCTACCAGTAACTTCATATGCCAGACCGCAGAAATCGCTAATGCCAGAAATCGGCAGGGACAGTTGCAATCGGTCTACGAATTCAAATACTTCAGTAGCCTGTACACGAACAGCACGTGCCACAGTAGCAACTAGGCCATTGTATTCGCGTTCAGTCATTTCTTCATTGTCGCCAGTATCACTGAACAGGCCTTGGTAATACAGCGCAGCCAAAATAGCCAGATCCAGCTGTTCACGCGGGGTAAGCGCAAAACGACGAGAGATGTTTTCACTTATCCAGCTAGCAAAAACGGAAGTCGCAGCTGGGGAAATATCGCGCATTTGGCGACGCTTACCACCAACCCAGGCAGAAGTCAAATCGCCGTAACGAACCGTGGTCAGATACTCTGTTACATTCTTAACAGAAGTGGCGCCATTACGGGCTTCAAAACGAACAAACGGACGGCAATCGACAATAGCCATCTCCTGGCCATTCATTACCTTTTCCATGACCGGATGGATAAATGCAGGGATGGTAACTGATTCGTCAAGAGAATCAATAACCAGAGTACGCTGGTTGTTACCTACTTCTGGATAGCTGTAGCGCTGATTAATGATAGCACGTTTGATGCCTTCATTGAGCTTGTCCAGAACAAAGCCATTGCAGGCCAGAGTATCGTATGCAGTACGGAAACGCGACATTTGTAAAATTCCTTAATTTGATTTTTTCTTACCCGCTCTTTCAATAGTAAATACTATTTAATGAAGCGGTATTTTTAAGTGATAGTTATGACTGCCTGCTCACCCCTTATGTGGTAAGTGTGTGCGCAGCCGTAACTCTCTTTTCCTGCAACTGTGGGCCGCTCGAGAAATTACACCTCTCGATCGACCATACCATTCATCATAAGGACGGTGAGCCATGAGTTTTTTTAACGGCGCTCCTATGACGCGGTTCTTGGGTGTGAACGATCAGAGCACCCGCCCGCCGGTCATTGATCCCGAAGCCATTCCGACGCACCTGCCGAAGATTTACATCTTCGCGAAGGAAGGCCCCACTACTCCGCAGCTGGCTGTTGGCGACAGTCGCTCGCAGATGTACAGTACCGATTCGTTTGATCTGCGTAGCAAATACGCAAACCATGCGACTGTGCTGGCAAACACCATCAATGAAAAAGGCAACTTCGCGATGTATCAGCGCGTTGTGCCTGACGATGCTGGTCCGCGTGCTAACCTGCGCTTGTCTCTGGATGTACTTGAAACGCAAGTTGATGACTATCAGCGTAATGCCGATGGTACTATTGCTTACGATAACGTAGGTAATCCGATCAAGCTCGGTACCAAAATCGCTGGCTTTAAAGCTAAGTGGGTAGTTGAACACATTGGCTTTGATCCGAACACTGGCTCGCTTTTTGGCCAAGGTTCTGAAATGCCGGGCGACCAAGTTGATGCTGCTACTAGCACGCAGTCTCGTCGCTTCCCGATGTTCGACTTCGAAGTATCTCACGTAGGCGCCTATGGTAACGACGTGGGCCTGCGCATTTGGGCACCGACTACCAAGAGCAACCAGCCGGTTGACTCGCTGTTCGTGCAGCGTGAAAAGGCTTATCCGTTCCGCATGGCATGTATTCGCCGTGCTGACCCGACTAGCACCGCCACTATCGTGTCCACCAACTATGCCGAACAGTACGTTGAAGTGTGCCTGAAGCCTGGTTCGCTGAATCGCCAGACTGAAAAAGAAATGTACGTAGGTACCGAATTCATTCCGGCCTACCAGCAACTGAAAGCCACTGATGGCACTCCGCCGAAGTGGGGTCCGTTCGGCCAGATCCACGTTTACGAAGATAACGTGGAAACCCTGCTGAACCGTTTCTACGCCGCTGAAATGCCGTACACTGATGTGACCGGCGACTTCACTGGTGAAGCTGAAGAAGCTTTCCGCTTTAACATCTTCTCCGGTACTCACAGCAACGGCAACCAGTACCATAGCTTCCAAATGGTTTACGATTCTGCCAACTCGATCCGTCTTGGCGAAATCACCAACCTGTTTGCTACTGGTGGTTCCGATGGTACCATGAACGACGACGTGTTCGCCGAACTGGTGGCTCGTGAAGTTAGCGAATACGCTAACCCGAACAGCCCGCTGATGGATGATGCATTCTATCCGGAATCCATCATTTACGACTCCGGCTTCCCGCTGGAAACCAAGTATGCCATGATCAACTTCATTGCGATCCGTAAGGATACCGCAGTGGTGCTGTCTACCCATACTGTCGGCGGTAAAGTCCTGACTGCCTCGGAAGAGAGCGCTCTGGCTATCGGTCTGCGTACTCGTGTACAGATGTTCCCGGAATCGTCCTACTACGGCACTTCCACTCTGCGTGGTGTGATCGTTGGTCGTTCTGGCGTACTGATCAATAGTCAGTACCGCAAACGTCTGCCGCTGACCATCGAACTGGCTTCGAAGGCTGCTGATTACATGGGCGCTGCTAATGGCTCCTGGAAGTCGGGCTTCTCGTTTGACCGTGCCCCGAACAACCAGATCCGTATGTTCTCGGATGTCAACGTGACTTACACGCCGGCAGCCGTTCGTAACAAGGACTGGGACAACGGCCTGGTATGGGTGGAATCGTACGACCGTCGTGCTCTGTACTTCCCTGCACTGCGCAGCGTGTACAACAACGACAGCTCCATCCTGACCAGCTTCTTCAACATGATGATCTGCGTAGAACTGCAAAAGGTTGGTGCTCGTGCTCACCGTGAATTTACCGGTAGCGACACCCTGACCAATGCTCAGCTGATCAACGAAGTTGAGAAGTTCATCACCGACAAGACCACTGGTCGTTTCGATGGTCGTGTGGTTGTTGAACCGGATGTCACCATTACTGCAGCCGATGCCGCTCGCGGCTTCTCCTGGACTTCGGTAATCCGCATGTACGGTCCGAACATGAAAACTGTTCAGACCCTCACTGTGGAAGCCCGTCGTCTGGATGATCTGGTGGCTGCTGCTTAACGGCCTATTCCTAAACCTTTCAGCTAGTGCTACCTTCGGGTAGCATTAGTAGGAGAACACAATGTCTTCTCGTGTTGCAAATGCCCTGATGGGCAACGTGGGTCCGCAAGTCGGTCACATGAACGCGACACTCAACCTCCAGTACGGTGGTATGCATGGCTATGCTCCGGTACTTGAGGAATGGGTGAATAACCAGCAGTACATTCGTCAGAACCTGATTCCGGTTCTGATCGATGCACCGAGTGGTTTCAAAGCACTGCCGAACTCCAGCGCCTGGCTGGGTATTCTGAAAGCGCTGGTTGAACTGCATCCGCTGGCCATTACTGGTCTGCAAGGTGGCCTGGAAGTTGAATCGCAATCTACCCCGGTAGGTGGTGGTGGTCAACAGCAAGAAGATCCGACTGATGTTAAGGAAACTCAATCCAACATCAGCTTCCGTTGGAACGAGAAATACGGCATGCCGGTTAACCGTTTCCTCGACTCCTGGATCCGTCTGCTGATCAAAGACCCGAACTCCAAGTTCGCTGCGATCAATACCCTGAACGGCGTGAAACTGCCGGACATGCTGGCTGATCGTTACGCCATGACCATGATGTTCATCGAACCCGATCCGACCCACACTCAAGTGGTGAAGGCTTGGCTCGTTGCCAACATGTGGCCGAAGTCCTCCGGTGAAGTTACTGGTCAGCATGACAAGACTGCTGCTGGTGAACCGGTGAACTACGACGTAGGCTTTGCTGGTATTTGCCAGACTGGCCTGGGCGTGAAGCAACTGGCTCAACGTATCCTCGACGGTATGAAGATTACTGGCGCTGATCCGTACAAGCGTGCAGCCTTCATTCAGGATATCAGTGCTGACGTACTGGCTCAGAGCAAAGGCTACCAAAATAATTTGGAGCAAATCGCCGCTACTGGGGTGAGAGTTTAACTAAGGCGTCATAAGGCTAGAGAGAGGTTTCGGCCTCTCTCTAGCTATTTATGCCGTTATGGCAGGCATCGCAATATCGAGATTAGCGTTGAGCGGATCTACTGTACGTAGTCCCTTATCCTTCGGACTCATCGTTAACTTTAGGTAGTTTTCTCCACTTTGCTATTTGAATTGTCCAGATTTCGATCATTCCGATTGATAACCCCAACAGCAGAAGGTTTCACCCACATAACGACTCGCACTTTGCAACTGTCTACATTGCAGAGTGGACCGTCTACATGTGCACAGCCAATCCGTTTATAGACCTCGCAGTGTTTTACGGGATCTTTGGTAGTGGTTTTAAAAATGGATTTAATTCGACTAAACATGGTCTCACCAATCAGGGTCGTTTTTGAACGCGTTTCGTTCTCGCAGAATAAGAGCGATCGATAATGCTTCACAGATCACCAGTACCGCCCAGAAACCTAGCTGATATAGTAAATGGCGGTCAATACCAAGTACCGTATCGACTACCTGACTAATGGTCAACACAACCAACATAGAGGTCATATGCGGAAAGACGTAGTTAAAGAAACCACCACGCTTAACCTTAGCTGCCCGCTTAACTAGGATTGCTGGAACTCTACGAGGATCAATGAGGGAAACAATTCCTGCGCTCAACATTGCCGCACAATAAAACAAACACATAATCGCTATTACAAAAGTAAAAGCTTGCATGACCAATTTCCCCCAGAAACGCAAAAAAAAAATAATGTTGAGATTAAAGTGGGAGACGCCGAAGCGTCTCCCATAGGATTCTTAAGCAGCTACGGCTTCAGCAGCCGGAGCAGTTTTGTCAGACTTGGCTTCACTTGCTTTCATGGCCGCTTCGATGCGGTTAGCGATCATGCAGAAGTTGATGCACAGAGAAACCACCACGAAGATGGTGAAGAAGGTGATCGGAACGAAGAACAGTTTGGCAGCGAACAGGGTTGCGAAGATGATGCCGATGCTTTCAGATTGTTCTTTGGTAACGAGGAGTTCGGTGGTTTCGGAGTCGGTTGCAACATCAATCAGTTTCGATACGATTACAGCCGGTGCAGTGGCGATGAAAACCAGCACCATTTTGATGGCGGCGAGTACGACCAGCAGGCTGGCGATCGACAGGCCAAAGACCGAAGTCAGGAAGTTGTTCATGTTGACCATGATAAATACCTCTTTATTGAGTTGGTTAGTTTGGTTATTAGGGACAGGTTAAAGGTTGATCGGATTAATGATTGAACAACGCACCAGCCTAATAGCTGATACTCCTTTCTATTCACCCTAGTAATATGGGTTTGAAAATATTTAGAATCAATGTTTCGGACATACAGGAGAGGGGCGAACCCCTCTCCAGCACGACCCTGGAAGTTACTTAGCTACCCAGCAGGCTGGTAGCGCGTTCGCGCAGCGCAGTCTTCACCAGCTTCAGCTGACCGCGATTGCCGTCGGCGTAGACGTCGAACTGAGCTTGTACGGAGCCGTAGGTCACAACGCCTTCTTGACCCGGCAGCGGCTTGGTACGTTCCATGGAGATCTTTACGGCATCCTTGCCAACGGTCGGCAGCGTGGCGTTCACACGGGTCAGGTCTTTGTTTGCTACGAAGGCATCGATGCCGGCATTGCCGACAGCATGAGTACCAGCGGCCACGAACAGTGCGTTGTAGTCGTTGATCTGGGCAACGGTCTCAGCAGTGATACCTTCCGGCAGGTTCTGCACGTACACGTTGTCTTTACCTTCTTCGACCTTGTAGTCGACTTTGCCGGCTTCCTTGTCAACAGTTACGGAAGCAGCGATTTGCGCGGACAGAGACAGAACCTTGTCGTTGATTTCAGCCATGATATATTTCCCTTTTGAAACAGTTTGATGAAAAGTGTGGTGTGGTACTACTTCAGAAAAACTGGATTACTTGAGCAAACTGAAGTCTTTGCGACGCTTGGCTTTCGGGTAGTTGGTGTGACGCACATTGAAGTGGTTCACCAACTTCTGGCCAGCATCGTGAACTTCATCAGCAGTCAAATGACGTTCAATGCGAGACTTCTTCAGCATCACGCTAGAGATAATCTTCACATGTAGCGGCTTACCTTCAATGCCGATACCTTGCTGCATCAGACGGGTCAGATTCCTACGGCCATTCAGCGGCACGTACTTGTCGCCACGCTTGATGACCGCTACGTATACAGCATCGAGTTCAGGAACCGTTTCTTCGGTGCAAACGAACTCGGCCAATTCACTGGCCATGATACTGATGGTCTTGGCATTCTTGATCGTAGAGATCAGAACTTCGACACGATGGTCTTCGCCGTTAATCTTCACCTTATCCATTCGATTCCCTCTATTTGAAAGTTGGCACTACTGCATAGCCTAGTCTTCGCGATGTAAAAAAATACAAGCAAAGGAGCTAGTACTCTCAGAGTCTCCACATTAGTGATATGTATCTGAAAGTTTTTTAAATACAACTTAACAGAAGCCTTCAGCGCACTTCTTGTAGCGATAGAGGCGTTGTGCCTTATCTTTGAGTGCATTAAAGCGGTAGTCGTTAGAAACCATCTGATACGGCTCTACCAAGTTGATGAGTTCATCAGTAGACTCTATCAGTTGTGCTACTTCTTCTTTACTGATGTTGTTACCCAGGCCTTGGCTGTAATCGATCAGTAATTGTTCTGCTTGCGATTCAAGCAAGTATAGCTCGCGATACACATTGCGATTATTGATAAGGATAGCCATGTTATTCACCGTAATTGGACCCATTTAATTTTTTTACCTAATTAAAATAATACAGCATTATGTTTTTTTTGGTACTACTCATCATGGTAATATGTGTGTGAGATATTTTAAAACTTAACGGCATAAGGGGGGACCCGTAGGTCCCCCATATGTTACCAGCGCGTAAACGCAGGTTTAACGCCTTCTGGACGCTGATCCCAACCCAGAGTATGGATCAGTTCCTTAGCACGTGCGTTGCTGGATTCCTGGCCAACACCGGGCAGCGTAGGAGCCTTAGCAATGCTATCCAACATGCGGCGAGTAATCTCCATATCACCAAACGACTCCAGCGCCGGAGAATTGAACTTCTTGGCAATGTGGATACCAGGCTCGGTAACCCAGTCGAAGGTAATGATTTCACGCAGGATACGCATACACTTACCGCGCTGCATGTAGTCCTCAGTGAACGAACGAATACTGAAGCAAACGTTCTCACCCGGACGTTCCAGTGCTTCGCGCAAAGCCGCGCCATGTGGACCAGACGGTGCAATCTTACCGATGATGGCAACCATCGGCAGACCAGTCTTATCAAAGTAGTTGTCGAAGTCGAGTTCGATCTCTTTGATGAAGGCACAGGTGTTGGGTTCACGAATGGTCAGAATGCGACGAATGAAGTCTTGTTCGGACATACCCGGTTCTTTGAACGGATGACCGACTTCACACTTCAGGAGACCTTCACGCATACGGCGCATGAAATGGCTATTACGGTCAAAGAGCATCTTCGCCTGTTCATAGACGTAGTACTCACCAACCGAGTTATGGACGTTCATGCCACCCAACACTACCGTATAGTAGCCGTCAGCATCGGGACGCAGAACGCCTTCTTTGCCAGTTCCTTGCAGCATCGTGCCGCTAAAACGAACGACATTACTCATGATGTTACCTTTACGCCTCTGCTTACGAACGCAAAATAGCTTCAATACGTTCAGTACGATCAGCAGGCGATACCATTGCCGATACCACACCATCACTAAAGTAGGAACCAGCCAACTTGTTAGTGGTGTTAGTAGCGGCGTATTGTACGCTCCTCAAGGTAATGAAGGCTGGCGGCTTTGCACGTATATCAGTCAGTGACTTCACCGTATTCCGATAGTACTTGGTGCGATCCTTGCTATCCCGCGCAATCAGCGACACAATCAGTTCGGTCACCTCTTGGTTGGTACCCACGTTAGCATCAGCATGATACTTAGCCGTGTTAAAGATCTTACCTAAGTCCATGTAGTCGATATACCAAGGCACTCGACCTTTCGAAAGGATCTCATCGTAAACACGATAAGTCAGTGTATCCACTTTCACCAGTTGCAAACTAGGTGTAATGGTGCTACCTTTCTCGAAGAAGAACTCCAAATAGGTATCACCTTCCACATCGATGCGGTTGGTTTCAGTGGGCGTCAACTGGATCATGGCATTGACTAGGGAGATTGCATAAAACTTATCCTCGACGATGTAGGCAATATGACCTACTACACGAGTATCTGCACCCAGCTGTGCCAAGCCACGTTCTGCAAAGCGCTCAGGACATTGAATCTTGAGGTCCTGTAAGGCTACCAGGCGGCCATCCGGTAGCTCTTTAAGGCAAGCGCGTACTCGGGCCGCATCGCGCACCATAGCTTCAGGTTTCATTCCTTGCCTTCCTTACGGTTAACCGATTACGTTGAATTGCTGTGCCACCCAACGTGCAACCATGCGGATCACCACAATGGTAGCCAGCTCACGTGGATCGGTATTCGGATTCTGCTGGGCAGCTTCTTCCATACCTACCAGAATCTCTTCAGCACTGCTAGCCGGGTAAGCGGCGCGGCAGACAGCCTTAGTAGCAGCAACCCATACACCACGCAGTTCATCAGAAGTGAACTTGTTCAGTTCAATTTCGAAGTCACGGATGGACTTGTGTACGGCTTGTGCAAATTCCGGATGATCAACCAGTTGCGATTTGAAATGCTCAGTAAAGTAGCCGAGCAGCAAACGCTTGATCTGGGTGTGTTCTTCTGCCAGTTCAGATGCTTTCACCAGGCGTACATGACGTTCCCAGTTATCACACAGAACATCACGCTTGGATTCCAGATCGGTCAGGAACAGGATCGGAGTATCTTGCAGCAAAGTACCCAACACCATTTCAGTGCAGTTACCTTCCTGATTCAACCAGTCCATGTACATGTGTTCGTTAACCGATACCACAGTACCGCTACGGCCACGGATCATCATACCAGTTTTCTTCTGGTTGTCGATCTCTTCCAAGGATACCGCAATGTAGTTAGCGGCAATCTCACGGTAGGCAGCCAGGGCCGTATTGAGGTTAGCCAGGCCCATATTGGAGCCTTCGATCGGGTTATTGATCAGCTTGTTGGCCAGCAGGAAAATGGCAACGGCCATATCTTGCGTGTTAGGACCATCCTGCACCAAAGCGTTACGACCCAGATGACCATTGATGGTGGTGGAGATATCTTCCATCGATTTCTCGTTGGAGAAGAATTTACGCCACACCATCGAAGCAAAGCCATTACCAGTTACGGCTAGCCAGGTGTCAATGCTGCTGTCAACGTTACGAGCACCGGTCTTCATCAGCTCAATGACTTCTTCTTCACTGAGCATCGGGAACGACACATTGTTCGGCGACACGAACGATTGGTTGCTACCTTTAAGGTTGTCAACCATGTTAACGAACGGTGCATTGAACAGCAGTTCCGGATAACGGTAGAGTTCAACGCGATAGTTGGCCAGCGCAGACGCAGCACCAGAACTCAGAGCGATCTTAGTCTTTTCAACGATCGACTGAATTACCGGAGATACCACGGTACGGGCAAAGTTCACTTGACCTTTAACCGCATCGGCAGCAACAGCTACCACTTCGTCCATTACCACATTGTGCTTAATGTAGTCGGTACCAGGGAAAGCATTGTTGGTACGCTGCGAAATGGTGTTCAGGTTGATTACATGTGAACCATCTTCACCGCGCTCAATTTCGCTCTGTTCCAGAATGCCAGAGGCGTTGAACAGTTCGGCTAGCGGAGTGTTCGGTACCGGGTTGAACACCAGACCTTTTTTGTCAGCCAGTTGGCTAAGCGGAAGCGAGGCTTCCAATGCTTCAATGCTCAGCATGTTCAGTTCCCCAGTTTAGCGCTAAGTTCATTAGCGAAGATGTTCTGCGCGTAGTTGTAAACCACTTTGCGGGTCAGTTGCTGATTCTGAATGGAATCAGACACTTCGCCTCCTACCACTTCGCTGACGATAGCGCTTACCAGCTCAAGGCCGTTGGCTACAGTCACAATGGTGTTGGCGGTATTGATGTTTTTCATCGCTATACCTTTGTCCTATCAAGAAAACATGAAAAGGACGTGGGGCGTTGCCACCCCACTAGTCCGTTACTTAAAATAGATGTCAGCTGCTTTCTTCCCGATCAACTCGAGAAGCACAGTTGTCGTGCCGATCAGCTCTGGTGAATTCACGATACGATCGTCGATACTCTTCTGACCGAAGATAGCACCAATCTTCATACCCGTTTCAGTTTTCACATCCATAGGCAGCACTTCACCGAATACCGTCTTCATCTGATTCGCAAACACGCCTTTGTCACCCACACCGGCAGGTACATCGGCAGTGATATAGAACTTGATGCAGGCCGTATCCAGCAGCAGTGGGTTACCATCTGCACGGAAGCCTTCGTCGACACTACCACTAAACCGTTTCTTCCCTGAAGAAGTCAGGCGTTTCCCCAACTGGCGATCCGAGTAATCAGCCAATTGACGCAGGCTGGCACTCATGTCTTCTTT